AGTAAAAGTTGTACCGTCATATTTTAGTAATTCAACATAGAATGCAGGAGTTCCCCCCGATGATGATGCACTAAAATACATCTCAAAATTCCAAGCACCAGCAGGTATTTCTAATCTATTTGGATTTGCTACATCAGTTAAGAACTGTGCAATCAATCCATTACCCACTAAAGCAAAGTCTGTTCCTGCACCAATGACAGCACTATTTGCCATCTGCTGATATCCTGCAACACTTGCAGCAACACTACCATTAAGGTAATACGCTACCGAACTTCCTCCACTTGAACCACTTGGTAAGGTTGCTAATTGACCATCTCCACGAATATATTGAGATGCCGTACCTGCACCCGTTACCGCTATTGTTCCATTGCTTGTTAGAGGCGAATTGCTGACCGCAAATGCCGAAGGCATGGAAAGACCAACAGATGTAAGACCAGGTGTAATATCACTCAACAATGCCAACGTTCCATCAAGATTTGGCAAGGTGTATGTTCTTGTAGCATTATTTGTAATGCTTAACAATGAAAATTTAGCATTCCTTAAATTTCCACTAACCCAATCGTTAAAACCAAATGCAGCCGTTTCTGCCCAAAGACTAATATTATTAGCAGCATCATCACCACCAATTACCCTTGTGTTTCCTTTCTTTATATTAAGAACACCACCCGTTCCACCACTATTGATGCCTGTAATTTGTACCATTGATGGCTTAATAGAAAAGCCACCAAGATCAACATTTGCAGTTGCGCCAGTGTACGGAACGTAACCGCTTAGGTTAATAGCACCCCAAGAAGCAACCACTCCATCTGTAGTCAAGTACTTTCCTGTGTTTCCTGCCTGAGAAGGAAGCGCGTCAATGGTCCATGTCCTGTTGGCGCTAAGATCATACGTAACTCCGTTAATTGTAAGCGTCCTTGAGGTTGGAACGTATCCAGAAAGGTCTATAAATGAAGTTGCTGGATCGTACGCAATAACCTCAACAATGTCGTCTACAAGTGACCCGTCAGCGAGTGTTATGGTATAGTTCCCAAATGTTGTGTAGCTAGGAGGAGACAGCTTGACGCCGTTAAGGTACACGTCAAGAAGTCCTGACTCAAACGGAAATGTTGTTACAAAAACCGTTTGGTTTAGTGTGGCCGTAAACTGTTGCCTGTTCCTCACAGCTGCCCCAGGACCTACGTTTATCCACTGACCCAATGATGAGCTGTACCTAAGCGTCTGATTGTTCTGTACGTTTGTTATCGTTACGTCACTCAAGTCGTCAAGTGCTGCACCTACAGGAACTGATTGAGTAACTATAGTAGCATCACTATAAATTGGAGTAAGTTGACCAAAGTCGTATACAGCTATCTTAGCTGCAAGTTTTTCCACAACAGTATCTAGCTTATCTGTTCCTACATAGAAGTTATCTGCATACTCAACAGCTACCTTATATATGTAGATTATATCTCTTTCATAATCAACGTCTTCGCTATCCTCAGAGAACATATTTTCATATGCTATACTACCAAGCCTATACATTGTTCTGTCGGACTTGAGAAGTATATCAGATATTTGTGGTAAAGTGTATGCCATTTTAGTATCCTAGTGTTAGGTTGTCTATTATGTATTTAGCTCTATCTAAGCACGCTTGTGATGATGGGGAATTACCGTCAATAGCCGCTTTCTTGGCGGACTCTTGCTCTATAAAAAGCCTCATTACATCCTTTACGTATTTGTAGTTCTTTTCAAGAGATGGATTTACTGCCATTTTATAGGCAAAGGTATAAAATCCACTAAGTGTGTAACAAACCAATGGAGCTACTGATGTCTTAGTGTATACGCTTCCGGGCTGTGCAGCTGAAGACGTATGAGCAAGTGTTACAGTTAAAGAGAAATCTACTGCGTTGCCTGTAAATATTATAGAGTTTCCTGCAACAAACGGCCAAACATAGTTATTATACGTAGTTGCCCCAACTGTAAGGTATGATCCGTCAGATTTCTGTATGGTAAGCCTCCTAGCTGTAAAAGTACCTGTACCCTCAACCGTATAGTCCGAGGTGTCGTTTACTGTAAACTGGCTGCAGTCTGCTCCCTGTGTTACTGTGAATGCTGATAAGAAAGGCATAGTAGTTTATTTCTACAAATATACCCAAAAACCCTCTATTTCTTCCTCTCTCTTTCTTGGTATCTCTTTGATGAGAAGTTTTGGTATGCCTGCATGATATTCTGTGGAGTTATCTTGGGGTAAGCTTCTCCTTTACCCCACCTTACAAACTTCCTCAAAACTTCAGCATCCACCTGCCTTTTCATTACCTGAGCTGTGATTTGCTCATCACTAGCGTCTATTCTGAGCTCTCCATTCTTATCATAAGCTATAGATACAGCATATTCCTCAGGGGTGATGACTCCATTCATAATCATAAACTTCACTTCCTCGTCAGTAATGTCCTTATTAGCATATCTATTGTTAAGTATTTTAACGACATCATTTCCGTTTTTCTTACTGATATTCTTTAAAATTTTAGCGGTCTCAACACCAAATATCTGAGATGAAGTATTCATCATAAAGTCATCCATCATTTTGCTTGCATGTGGAACAACAGTAGCAGAAACGTAGTTTTTGAAATCCTTGTTCGTTTCTGACTTATACCTCATATAATTCATTGACTCATCTATCTCTTCTTGAGTATACCAGTTTAGGGCTAACTGCTTATCTCTTTGGTATGTAGCAGTTCTGATATAGTGCTCGCCATCCGTATCTATCTGTGTGATCTGATGGTCTTTTATAACCTTTTGATAATTATTTGCAGCTTTACTGAAGTCTTTAAACGGAAGAAGCAAGCTAAACCTTTTTATGTTCTCAGATGTGTACATTGCATTCTTTTGGTCTTCTATAAGTCCAATATACCTATCTTTATCACTAGTGAGTGTTCCGTACATCATCCCAACGTCTTGAAGGAAAGAGCCTGTTACTCCACCATAGTCATTCATTAATATTGGCTCATAATTGTCATCATATATAGTTCCTGTAATATCCTTACCCATTACTTTTTCCTTCTCTGCCACATTCTTTTTATACAGGTCATACGTCATTCCTAAACCGAACTTAATAGGCGTAGAATACTGTATCGGTATTCTACCGGTAATCATATCAGCCATTGAACCTAATCCTATTCTTGTTGCGTCTCTGTCAACATTTTGCTCCTGCTTTTCTTCATCTTTATGAAGATTTACACCTGCTAGACCAAGAGACATTTTGGCTACCTTATAGTTTGTATAACCAAGTCCATACATTGTAAGACCGTATGCACCTATGTTTGTTAGGTACATTACTAGGCCTCCTACTGCCTTTCTAGCGTCGTCTGCGGAAGCCTTACCAGATAAATGGTCTTGAACTATACCAAAGTCTATCAATGCATTTACATTCTGATTATGAGAAAACGATTGAAGAAGCCTTGTGACCAATGCATTATCTTGCCTAAATACTTTAGCCTTTTTTGAAGAAGTAGATTCATTATTTATAAAAGCAAGGAACTGCTCTGCATGAGACATTGCCAATGGGTCAATACCTCTGCTTAATTCTGTTTCTAAATTAAATTCAGAATACTTGGTTATTTTCCCAGATATTTTGAGCCCTTTAATGTACCCAATCATTAGGGCCTGCATTGTAGTAGCTTGGTCTCCTAGGTCAAGAGATAGGCCTGCTATTTTTTCTACGAAGTCTATTTTATTTATAGCACCTCTAATATACTTGTTATTATTTATGCTCTTTGACTTTTGCTGAAGAGCTTCTATACTTGCTGTAATCCTATTTGAACTATTAGTTTTACTGTAAAACTGTTTCAGTAATTCGGAAGTTTTTGGATCTAGTATTCTTTTACCAGCTAACAGTTGATATGATATTCCAAATGGCTCGATTCCTCCATGCATTGCTAGTGCTGGTATAGATGGAACATACTGCTTAACTCCTGCACTTATAGAGTTTAGCATTCTTCCCATAAAGAATCTAACCAACCTATTATTCTGTGCCTGCATTTGTTTATTTAAAACGAAAGGCTTCCTATCCATGTTTACAACATCTGCTATCTGCCTATTAAAATATATCTTATTGTCAACAAATTCTGTTGGCGTTTGATTGTACTTTCCTGATATAAACTCAAGAAATCCCTTACTATTAATAGTTTTGCTCATTGTCTTTACAGGAGCAGTTGTATATGTAGTATTAAGGGTTTCATGGAATCTTATTGGAACTTCTGTAGCTACGTCAAAGTTGTAAAATAGTATTGCCTCTTTACCATTCTTTTTAACTACACTTGATAGATTGTTTTGCCTATTCATTGTAGTAGAAGACCGCATTACACTAATATGAGATGGAATCCCTTCATCAATCTGACCTTCAACAAGCACTTCAGGAGCTTCCCCGAATACCTTTGGAGATAGTGGTATATAATTCTCATTGCTCATATCAATTGCAGTGCCATAATATTGACGCATTGTTCTATCAAGATCCGGAGCTACATCCTTAAATCCTTTTTTCATAAGTCCAATAGAAAATACTTCCCTATCATTTAGCTTAGTAGATATTTCAGACATTGTAATATCGGGATTTATCTCTAAGTCAATATATACTCCTCTATTATCTTTTACATGGCCCCTTATTATCCCTAGGCTTTGTAGCGCCATTACGGTATTATCCAAGTAGTCATCTAATCTATTACTATTTTGATAAGACTTTTCAGACAGAGCTTTTGTTGTTTCTACTATAGTTTGTATCTGCCTGCCTATATCTTCAAACTGAGCTAGTGTACTAGCTACACCTATTCTATAGCTATTAGATACAGTTAGAGGCTTTGCTGTAAATTTTACTTTTGTTTTAACGCCATTAACGTCTGTCACAACAACTGACTTTGAACTAAATGCATCGGACAAGTTCTGTGCAAAGTCCCTAGCCATATTATTTACTTTTAGATTGGCTTGCTCAAATGGAAACCAAACAATAGACCTTGCTTTGTCAGCGGCATCTGGATTTGTGAATAACAGTTTAAATAGGTTAGAGAATCCAAGTTCCTCATACGCTTTAACTCCTGGCTTATATCCAAACGCCATTTTAACTCTAGTACTAATTCCAGCCTTTTGATACTTTGCCATATCCCTTACCGTAGCAGGGGTCCCAATAAGACTTTCTGTATTGTTAAATAATTCTATATCTGAAACGATTTCACCCATCCTTGATGGTGATTCTCCGTTTAGAACATCCTCAATGATATTATTGAATAGCTGTATGTTCTTTGGTGATATCTTTTTAGCATCAATCCCAGCTATAAGCTTTGCATCTTCTACGATGTCAGCATCTATCTCATTATTATCTATAGACTCTTTAAGCATTTCTTGCCTAACGTCTGTCATCTCTCTCATTACTTCAGCCTCTGAATCATCTATCAATTCAAAGTCTGTTTTTTTAGCAACCTCGCTTTCTGGATTCATACGAGCTTCTACAAAATCCTCCTTGCTGATTTCTGGTACACCATTTTCGTCTACCTTAATCTTGCCGTCCTGTATTTTTCTGTCGTATATTCCTTCAAACTCTGCTTTTCTGAGCTCCATCTTCCTGACCTGCATCGCATCATACTTATCCCTTTGGTCATTGACAAAGTCTATAAACTTTGGTCTAGTCTTATGCCCGTTTGGTATTTCACCAGTTATTGACTTCCTATACTCTTCTAGTAATTCAATATATTCATTAAGCCTGTTATCTGTATCTAATTCAATAATATTGCCATTTGCATCAACATCGTAGTCCTTTACTTTTGAAGGAGCCATGAAGTCTATGTCTGCAGTAGTTTCCCTAGTAGCTATTGTTGAAAACCTCTTATCCTTTGATGCACTCTTTATTTCCCTAATCTTTGCTCTTATTTCCCCGAACTTTCTGTTATTTACAGACAGTCTTTTTATCTCTTTTATGTTTGCAGCAAACTCTACAGCAGCTGTTTCAGTATCCATCTTAGATGTAACGAACATCTTTATAGCTTTCGCTATAACCTTTGGATTTACTCTTTCTCCTTTCTCATTGAATATAGCGTCAGATATTGCAGTTGCTGATAAGTTCAATCTTTCTGCTGTAGACTTAGCCTGTGTAGTAGCAGCTGTATACATTGCCTTAAATACTTCTCTCGGATTTGTAAGTATCTGTTCTGCCCTAAATTCAGACACGGGTACAGTTGCACGCTTTTGCGCACCCGGCATGAATGGAGCCTGCTTCTCGTTGACGATAGCATCATATCCAATCATCTCAAATACATCATCAGATATCTTAGATGTATCCATCTTTTTATCTAATTCAGTCCTAAGTCTTTTACCCAATTCTGCAGGATCCCTGAAGACTTCACTCTCGTTATACTTCTCAAGAGCAAATCTTTGAAGTTCTGTATAATCAGCAGCTTTAATACCTTGCATTTCTGCTTCAGCAGCCATCCTGCCCTTGTTACTATTAGCCTTATCAATAAGCATGATACTCTTTCTGAACTTATCTTCATCAAAAGCCCTACCACCTTTCTTTAGAGATTCTATCTGTTTTTCTATTGCAGCAGCTATAGTTTCACCTGCCTCAACTGTAAGTGCAATAGCCTCAACGGATGCGTTATATATTCCTATTGGTAGACCTGCAATATTAGATTGCATAGCTCCTTTATCACCCCCAGTTAATATAGATTGGTCAACTTTAAACTTCCTAATCTTGTCAGATAATGATAGACTAGGAGCTGTTTCTTTTACTATTAATGTATCTAATTTTGGCTGAGGATAAATTACTGCTTGACGTATTGAGCTACCTCCTTTACCATCTCCTTGCGTAGCCTTCATACCATCTATCCCTACATCTACCATCATTTCTGACCATAGATTATCCCTATCTGCTGGAACATTCCATAAAGAACTTCTCCTCAATTCACCTATTGACATAGATGGATTTTTTTTAAGTTCTTTTTCCATTACGCCTATATAGTGATCAGCAATCTCTTTTTTACCTAGGCCAAATGGAGACTCTGGTAAACTTTTTTGCCAATCACGAAGCCTCTGTATTAAATCACTAGGAACTGCATCTCTTTCATCTACTATATTTAATGATGAGGCATCAATTTGCGTCATCTCTTTACCATAGTCTTTACTTTTACCATCTTCAGAGAAGTAGAATCCATGACCAAGTTCAGCCCTTGCTCCTCCTTTTATTTTGGACTGGTCAAAACTTTCTATTTTTACATCTCCTCCATGAGATAGTATTAGCTTCCCTTTTTCTTCCGCACCGATGACAGCGCTATCGCCAGTATTTGTTTCAACGGTCGTTGTTTCCCCTGTGGTTTCTCCTTGTTTGCCTTGATTAGCTCCCTGATATTCGCTGACACCGCCTTCTTGGACTTTCCCCGTGGTTTCTGTAGTGGCATTTTCTTGTGGTTTAGTTTCTAGTTCTATTTCTACGCTAAATGGTTTATCTGTAGATGTTAGTTGTTTTAGCCTAGAGTTAATATCATCTATCTCAAGCTGTTTCTCCTCCCTGAATACCGGATCTAATTTATTTAATTCGGCTTCTAGCTTTGTTCTTTTTTCAATAAGACCTGCAGCAATTCCTTTTTTAACACCATCACCCATAAAGTCAGGAGTCTTCTTAGACGCTTGGCTAAAACTCTTAACCTCTTTCATTACTACCTTCTTAGTACCTTGCTCATACAGACCAGCAGCTTCCATCTGTGAAATAAAGTCAGATGCTATCTTTTCATCAGAAGCCAAAAGACCTTTAGCAAATGACTTAGCACTTTTAGATATTGTACCCGGAGCACGAGTTATCGCTTTGATAGCTAAGTCCATGGCAACCATATGACCACCACCTTCTATAGCTCTTTCTTCTTTTCCTTCTATATGTATACCCTCTTGCTCAGATGCGTTATCCACAACAGCTTGACCAGTACCTACGATTGCACCTATACCAAGTGCGTGCCTCATGTTCTCTCCAAATCCTCTAGCAAATGTCTTTAATGCTTCTTTCTTGGGTTCTTGTATCGCACCTTTAACAGCTGGAGCTACCACTCCACCCATCAATCCTTTTGGAGCCTGACCAAGTCCACCCATTCCTGCAAATGCTACCTGAACAAGACCCTCTACGCCTGCTGCTTTAGCTGCTACAGTCTTTGCTCTGTCATATGCTTCTTTCTCTCCCATCCCCTGCTCCCTTGCAATGAAGTAATTTTCCTCAAGAGCTGTGCCATACTTAGACATCGCCATGTCAAAGCCAACGGTTCCTGCTGTTAGTGCTGCACCTGCCTGTGTGGCTCCAGGTACGCCAAGCATCGTTGCTGCAGCTGTTGGTAAGCCAATTACAACGCTTTCAACTATAGGATCAAATAGACCACCTGCAGTAGCTCCCCCCATATTCTCAAACTGTGGGATGCCGGGTTTTCTTGTATTTGCAAATCTTTTATTCTCTAGGTATCTTCTGTTTGTTTCATCATCTGAATCCTTGTATGTTTTGCCAGAGGCAACGCTTTCTCTAAATGCAGATATAGCTGTTGAAGCTGACTCCCAAAAGTCCTTTTGCCTACCATACATTGGATTCCCTTCCGCATCTTTCTGTATAGAAAGCTTCTCTCCTGTTGAATTTACAAAGTCAATCTGTTCTTTATAGCGATTATGTAGACTTGTACCTTTGAGAGGTGGTGCATTACCTTCAGCTTCTGCCATAGCCTTGACGGTGTTATCCATCGCCAATTCTTTAGTCTTATCTATTTGCACATATTCTTCAGCCTTTATAGGCTTAATAACTTGTGTGCTTGATTTTATTGCGATAGGTATATCCTTTGGAGCTATCCTCTTTCCTGTTACGCTAATATTCTGTAGCGTAGGAGTCTTTGCTTCTATAGAAGGTTTCTTTCCTGGAGTGAGCAACCCAACAAGCTTTGAGCTTGAAATGGGCTTTTTATCATCTGTTGGTTTCTTGCTTAATGACATGCCCCAAAGTTAAGATATATAGGCGTATTATTTCTTCTTGCTTCCAGTTGCACTAGGTCTTGTTCCCGGAACTGTTGGGTTTGTACCTGGCACATTCCCACCTATTCCTTTCCAGTAAAGGTTCTGAAAGTCATCAGCTTGAATAGCAATACCTTCATTAGCCTTATTTATAATTTCCCTGCTCATAGGCAAGTTATATTTCTTAAATACAGCCTCTATTGTCGGCAACCACTCCTCAACACTTGTTGCCCCAGTATCTCTTGCTACCTTATACATATTCAAAAGCTTATTAAGCGTTGAAAGAGACATATCAGTGTTTGATGATTGTATGTCTTTCGTAATCTTTTTCATCTGAAGATTATCTAGCTTCAATCCATTATCTTTTTCAAATATCTTAATATACTCATCAAGTTTATTCCAATCTTCAACCTCCACTTCTCCCATTCTGTTTTGGTCTACAAAGTTAGATGCGAATAAATGATACTCGTTGACTTGTGTTCTGTCTTTTATCCCATATATCTGCATTGCTCTTTGTATTTGAGCTTCAGAGTCTTTTTGTGATTGTGGATCCTGTGCATTTGAAGCTGACTCAAACACCCTTTTCTTAATAGCCTTTAGGTAAGTTAATGTATTATCGTCTGTAGCTGAATTCATTATAACTGAATTTAGGACTACACTAGGGTCCATGCCTGCTTTTACCGAAACTACAGGAACCTGAACTGTCTTTTTATAATTTCCAAATACTATATCCCTATTTACCAACTTTTGCTTGCCTGTAGCAGGGTCTATAACTGCAATTTCCTTTATGGTATTCGGGGCGCTTATAGGAAGATTTTGCTTAATTGATCTTGAGAATTTCCCTACTTCTTCTGGTCCGTAATCCTTTTCATTAAACTCAAAGTCTGTAGGCAATTTCTTCAAATCTCCTGCGTACAAATCCTTTATCTGTTTTGTAGTCATAGAGCTTAATTGCATATACACTTCGTTGTACTTCTTTGTATTTACAAGTTTAGTAGGGTCTTTAAATATTTTACCTAAACCTACTTGCGTCTGACCTAGAGATGTAGAGTCTGTTATATATGCATCCATTTTAGCTTTTGCAGTTCTTGCATCAGCAGAAGCCATAGTCAAATCCCCTCCTCTTCTACCAAACTTATTAAGTGATTGATATCTTTTTTGGGCTTCAGCATATTCTGCAAATACTGAATCAAATTCTCCAATGTCTTGCTCCCTAACTTTACCATTATAAAGCCTTTGTTGGTCATCTATGGCTTTGTTCATAGATTCCTCGTACTTCAGCCTAAGCTGTTCTTGCCTAAATGCATTATCTTGAACAGCTTTTATTGCTCCATCAATGTCGATTGGTGATAAGTTATACTCGTATGCCATTAGATTATTTTATTAGTCTCCGCTTCCTTTCCTTTTTACAAATCCTCCAATAGCCTCAGAGCCTCCTCCAGTAAGAGCAGCAGCCCCTACCCTCATTGCTCCTTTAGCTAAATTAGACATTTGCGTATTTAATGCTTGCTTTCTGCCCATATAATAATTAAATAGGCCTTCTTGCTTATACTTCTGAAGACCCATCTTTTGCTGTCCAAGTCCCATGGCTGAAGACCTTGCTGCCATCATATTTCTCTGTCTTGCCTCATCTTCAAGATCAGCAAGTTTTAATCCAGCTGTATTAGCAGCATCCATTATAGATGCGGCTCCAGCTAATGCAGACCTTCTTCCTCCCAATTGAGAGAATGCTGCACTCTGAGAACGGTCGGCCTGTTGCTTAAATAGACCTAAAGCAGAAGATGATAAACCTTGATTCTTCATCATCTGAGCCTCTTGGTTTGCTTGCGTTATCTCAGGAGCAATTTCTTGTCTTTCTAGCGCTGAAACCTGCTGCTTTATGCCGGTATTTGCCTCTTTATATTTTTTAGCTATATTTCTACCCAACAGAAATAATCCTCCAGCAGCTCCTCCTCCTACAATAGCAGCAGCTTTACCAAGTCCTGTATCAAAAAATTTCTTCTTTGCCATAATTATCTATTATAAAAAGGTTCTAAAATTCCTAGTTCTATATAAAACAAATTTACGAATTCATTTCCATTAACCGGCTTTAGGTTTATCTGTGCCCAGTTACCCTTAAGCACATTACCATTATACAGCCCACCTGTACTACTTGCATCCCTTTTGAAAGATGCGTGAAGCTTATCATCCTTATAAAGGAAGTCAGCATCCTGTAGGCTTGAGCTTTGCCCAAGGTTAGTAGTTATATCCCCGTTTGTATCCGGTATCCACTTCTTGTTACAAAGCATGCTAATGGTGTTATACCTCTTCTTTATGTTTTGCATCTCATTGAAAACCAACTTAATAGATGGTTTATACTGAGTTCCATAGAAGTTGCAATATGTTGCACTATCGTGCACATACAGCTGACCATTTCTGAACGACACAAGAGAACCTTCTGTAGACGTTATCCATTCTGGCGCGTAGTCATAAAAAGAGGTATAGCTGTTTCTTAGTTCGTTAAAACCAAGTGTAGTGTTAGCCTGACCTGCAAATCCTTGAAATACAGTAATATATTCCTCTTCGAAGAAGTCATAAACTCCAAGAACTTTAGCAAATCCTCCAAGTGTTCCTGCAGTATTATTTATGTACTTATTTGCAAGGCTTGTAATGTAAAACTGTGCTTTGTAAATGCTAGATATTGGAGTAAGTCCATCATCGCTTAACCTTAGCTGATATCCCCTTATAGGGTCTACAAAGTAGTCTGCACGGGAAGAAGATGTCAAACTAGTAGCTAGATTGCCAATCCCATATTCCCCTTGGTAGTAGTTGATTTGGTTTAACAGCTTGTTTGTCTGTATCAAATTGCTGCTACCTTCAGCGTTGAATATCATATTTTCAAGAACCCCAACAACTCCACATGCCCTCTGTTGGAATACCCTCATTCTGCTTCCTCGAACTTTAAATCTTACTATATCACCTTTACTCCTATCATATTCATCCATATTGGTTGAACTAAACCTATTAGAGTTATTCACATCTGTTCCTGCTTCTTTCTGCAGTCCAAACCTGACCAATGTAGGGTAATAAGACTGTTTAGCATTTTCATCAAACACAAGAGGTCTTGACTTTGCGTTTATTTGAATCTTATTTATATCACTAAAACTTTTCTCTATTATTGCTATTTGTGTATTATTTACAACATCAAGCTGTAGGTTAAAAGCGCCAACATTAATCTTAAATCCAGTATCATCATGTGTTTCTGTCATTAAAAATAATTTGGCAGCAGCAGCAACGGGTATTTTAGCATCAAATTCAAATTCATACTGCCTATTAGATTCTGTGACAGGAACTCTTTTCAAAACGGGATATATTTCTGCAGTAGTTGCATTTAAAACAACCTTTGCATGTATAGCGATATAATTGGCATTTGATGTTATAGTAGAAATAGGAATAGTGCCCTTTAATCTTACAGTTTGGGTTACTCCGCTTTTATTCCTGTATAGACAATCTGGAGTTATGTAATTAGGATAATCGGTAGCAATCAAACTTGTTGTACTGCCTCCAAGTACTTGAGACTTTATTTCATATATAGAGTTAGATATCGTCTTAGTAGTATTATCCGTAGCGAATATGTTTACGTTTATATTTCTATACCTGCCGGCATATGGACCAAAGCTATCTCCTTGACCATACTGCCCAGCGGTAAAGGTATAATTTGCTCCGATAGGTACATTCCTATACCTAAAGAACTCATCTCCGCTTGTAAGATAAACTAATGCTGGTACAGATGCTGTTTGAGACTGACTTTGACCTACATGCCATCTGCTTTCTGTTCTAGGCTGTGATATAGCATATTGTTGCCCTATCTCATAATAAACATCAATTCCTGCAGATGGTTTCTTATAGCTATATATCTGTATTTTATAGTTCTGAAAATCTTCCACATTTGTAGCAGTACCTGCATATACAACAGGATCCGGTTCCAATAGCTTAAAGTTTGCATCTAAAGACGAAGATGGGTACTTTATTTTTATGTAAGTTCCTTGAGCTACATATCCGTTTACGTTTGGATTAGACTCAACCCCAATAATCTCAAAATCTAAATTGGTACTCAGAGCTGTAGATATTCCGCTTGTGTTAATTCTTTCTGTAAATCTTATTCTATCTCCTGGAGCAAAATCATATCCAATATATCCTGAAGTAGACTGAATATCTTCATTATATTGTATCATGTTATCTATACCTATGTAAGATATAGAATAATCTGTTGATGATGTTCCCCTTGTTGTCAACTTAGTAAAAGCCCTTTTTGACACCCAAAATATATTCTTATCATACGTAAGGTTATCTGTCCTTACGATATTGTAGTATGTCGACCAAATTGGTGGCTGATGTGATATAGATATTTGTACGAATGGGTATAAGGTACTTCCTGTCCATCTTGGAGTAGTAATCCTTAATCCCTCTGATGTAACGACACCATTTGTTCTCCCTTTATCATCATAATACACAATACCATATCTGTAATTTGAGTTTCCTTGGTGAACGTATAGTGCATTGTCTTGCCTATTAGTTGCAAAAGGTACAGCAGACAAACTGTTTGTCATGTATGCTGATTCCAGATTCAGCGTATTAGTATCGGATATCGTTAGTTTATTCCCAGAAATTGTTGCAGTAAAACCAAGCAAAACAGCTTCAGCCTGAAGGCCTATAAGAATTTCTACTATTGAATTAGACGTTGTTGAATCGTAGTATATTGTAAATAAAGTTCCTACTGAATTTCTTAGTTTAATATAGAAATCTCCATAACCTGCTGCCGGAACTGTAGTTGGAATATTTGTCACTACATCATTAGCTCCACTTCCAGTAAGGAATACGTCTATTGAGTTCGTTCCACCATAAGATGATACTCCATTCTGCTGTGCAAAGAATAGAGCTCCTGGAACTTCAAGGAAGTCTTGTGTTGTAGAGTTTGATGTAAGAGTAGCATTTACATTACTAATATTATCATAACCTTCAGTTATACCTCCATAAACGAGAGTATTACCATTTAGTAACTCTTGTGCATTTGCCTTTTGTGGTACATAGTCAAATAATGCTATCTGCTCTGCCTTGTCTATTGGTATTAAAGATGAATTATTATAAAACAAATAGCTATACACATTATTGTTTAGTATAGACAGGCTAGCATCTTTCTTATTAAGTGATGTGATTAGCTCATAATCCGATATAACCCCATCTGAAGACTTCCTAACTGCTATCTCTATTTTTTTTACTGTTTCATCTCCCGTAGACATGAACAAGTTTATTCTAGAGTTATTATTAGGAAACCTAGATAATGGTTCACTAAATGGTAGCCAAGGTAATGGAACCATACTACCCGTACTCCATACAGATTTTTCTCCATCATCATAAACCCATCTATATATAAATTGGAACATTGCGTTCCGTAGGTTGTTATTAGTTACGTTATTATCGTATTCGTAAGTACACTTTATTGGCATTGATGGAGGAGCCTTAGATACGTCTAAGTATGACCTCTTGTAAGATGCATATACTGCTGCTAACTTTCTGTCTATATTAAGCTTTGATGGTCTTCCTAATGAATCAATCCAATAAAGCACATCTCCATCAAGGTCCAATGAAGGCTTATATGCGTCATTGTACATTACATTGATAGATGTAATTGGATTATCTCTATTAAATCCTAAAACATCTGTAGTGCTGTGAGTATTGTTTATAAATAAAGCCTGAATGGTTTTAGGTATAGTGTTATATATGTATATACCATGATTCCCATTTGAATTAAAGTTAAAGTAAAACAGTCTCTGTTTTTGTGAGTCATAATGTGACCCTATACAGCTATTTGTTCCGGCCGGTAGAGATGTTGCGATATTCCTATTTCCCAATATATTTTGGGCAGAAAGGCTACCTTGACTTCCCCTAAATACTATGTTATTAGCCTCCTTATGATGACCGCTTGGCAAAACATCATTAGAGTCATCAAGATTCATTACCCCTGCTATCTGTTTTCTTTCAGTCTTCATATTATGATTTTGCTACAAGTTTTTGACTCAGCCTTATCTGCTCGTTTGCATCCCAAGGAGTCACAGGATTCACCCTCATCTTCGCAAGCCTTTTTTGATTATAATACTCTTTACGCCTCATTTGCTTATCACCCATTGTTGATCTTCTTCCAGCTGGCAAATACTCAATATCTCTCCAAGCTATATATGATAATACAGCATCCCTAACTTGAATTGGTATCTTAAAGTTTACATCGTCAGATGGAGATGAAAAGTATTCTAGGATAACATAATCGTACACAAAATCATTATCAAGATATATCAATCCTTCTGTTTCAGATATATCAAATTGACCTTGACTATTTAATGCAGCTCCTGCCCCAAAAATATTAGCATATCTTGCTCCATCAAAATAGTTTACGTAAGCTAAGTCTTGAAGCCTATATGTATTACCTACACTATCGTCAGTATTTTTTGACAGTCTATCTGTTTGGTCAATCTTATATTCAGTAAGGTTGCTATTCCTTCTAAGAGTAGCTACTTCACCCTTTGCGTTCAATACACCGACCTTAGAGAATCCTATATAGTTAGTAGGAAGAGTAACAGTCTTATTAGCATTAACTATAAGCTTTTCTGTCTTTGGCTCCATATGGACATCGTATCCGATTTCCTCTACGCCTCTTACACCAATAGGCCATAGCCTCCTATACTCTGCGCTAGTAAGTTTAGCTTGGTCAATATACTGATATATAACCTCTGCCAATTCAATAAACTGAGCTGTATCTTTTGCCATAATTATGCTTTATCGAGTCCGTCATTAGTTGTATCCTCAGGCATTCCCTTCCTAACCTTCAGCTGGTTTAATATCCAGTTAATCATTTCTGATATATGCTCTCCGGGAACATTAACCTCAGCTGTAAGGTCTGAGCTCTCTGCGCTAACCATTCTTACGATTGGTGTCTTACCATTAAGATTATAGTAAGGGCTCTTAAAATATAGCCTTCCACCCTCTGCCCAAAAAAATATTTTACTTGGAGGCTTCTTCAAGTTGTCTATAAGGTCTATCTCTCTTGGAGAAATAGCAACTGGAGCTTTAGCTAATCCTGTGCTTACAGGAAATGTAACCGAAGATATACCATAACCCCTAGATAATCCAAGTGGTGGATGAGGTAGCGAAGCGTACCAATATCCTGTATCTGAATCTAACGTAAGTGCAAGATTCTTAAATGTAGCATAAAATGCATCACTAACTGTTTCAACTCCATCTAGCTTTATAGCATCTGTGTAGTTTACTTTAGCTACATAAGCAATAGCCTGGTTGATATATAAGTTTACCTCATTTTCGGTAAGGTTGGCATCATCACCCGGAACTCCACCATAATACAGCCTTCTAATTTGCTCTATGAGTACTCTCCTTGTCATAGCCCGTTATTTTTAATAGTTTGAGAAGCCCTCATTAAATCACCGTCCTTCAAATTTATACCTATAATTCCAATTGCCCTATATATAATCTCATACGTATCAGTGTCCCCCCACTCTAAATTAGCGTTTGATGCGGGTACACTTAATGCAGGATCATATATCAATGCACCTGTATATGCCCACTTTAATACTTGAGGTGTTTTAAGGTACGTAAGTTTAGCTGTAGCTATAGTTGAAGGATAGAATTTAAAGTTAGAACCAAGCTCGTAGTATATTGGCTCAGTAACAGTAGGGGCATCTATAGGATTTCCTATATACGAAGCAATCCTATCTTCGGCAACGACTCTAGCAGCGTAGTTGTCGTCTGTTGTCCTAATTGCTACTGTCTTATATAGGTCATTAGGCTTTGCAGCAAGTTGAGATGTTATTGTTAGTGTAGTCTCTGTAAGGAATGGAGACAGCATATCCGCTATAACAGCAGATGTTGACATGCCTACAGGATTCTTTGGATTACTACTTGGACTTCCTGTGTCGTCTGTTATAAATCCCAAGTACTGATTCTGTGCCATGTTTATGACCATGTTAAAGTCTTCAGGCGATAGGTATGTACCTTGGTACTTATCTACCAAATAGGATACTAGCTTGTATACCTCATTAATATTCATAATGCAAATATAAAACAAAATCTCCCAGTAGAGACCTACCGGGAGAACCAATCAAACCATAATTAACACGAAGCTATGTTACTCACCCAATGTTTTGAGCTGGGTGTAGAAATCCTTTCCTTTTTCGGTCAAACTGTACTCAGACAGAAAAGTTAAAGCATCCTTGCTGTCAGGGATTTGTGCAATAAACTTCTTTGTATCTCCCCAAGATGCTTGACCCTTAATAGAGCTGATATCTATGATATTAGTCTGAATAGCCTTTGAGACCAAGTACTGAACCTTTACCAATGGGTTATTGTAAGTCTTAATGAACGTCTCTGCGTTCTTGTCAGCAACTCCAATATAGTCCATTTTAATAGCCCTAGTCGACCTTTCAACACCATAAGAGTTAACAAACTTAACTCCAAGGTATTTGGCATGTGGTATCATAATCTCGTCAGGAGCATCCATCGCAATCTTCATTGCTTCCATTCTCCTTTCTGTTTTTACAATCTCCTTTTCTTCTTGTGCCTCAAAGTCAAGCATTGTATAGATTGCCCTAGACCCAGCCATTCTGTTTGACTTCCTATCAAACATATTGCTTTTTGTAAGGAATTCTACCAATGATGGTTTATTTGATGGAACCCTAAGAAATCCTTTTACAAACCTAATGTCCGGTCTTTGGTTCTTTTTTGATTCAGAAAGATGATTTTGCTCCTCTTCCCAAATGGTACTAACGCCCTCAAGATATCGGATATTCCTTTCTGTTCCGGTTTCCTCATCGTATATAATGTCTGAATTCTTCAGGAGATAATTCTCTGGGTACTGACTGTATACGCTATTTGAGTAAAACTTAGCTGTTAGTTGGAATACGTACTCTTTTGGTTCTTTCTTCTTCTTTGGTAATTCTATTACAATGTCTGATACGAGTGCATTCTCTTCTTGTTGTGACACTGCGTCTACGAGATTGCCATTTTCGTCAATTGTTTTTTTCGTGCTTTTAGCCATGGTTTAAGATTTTGATTAAGACAAATATACATAAAAAAAGAAACCCCTCACTAGGAGGGGTCTCAATTTCGCTATATCTAAATTAGGATTTAACAGAGATATATTGGTTAGCGGCAAATACCTGGATACCGCAGTACGCCATGTGGTGTACATTGAGTTCCATTTTATCGTTAGTTGGAACCTTAGCCAAAGCACCAGTTTCCCAAACTTTAACTTCTTTTCCTGGCTCAACCTCATTGTAAACAATGCGGAGAGAAGGAACTTTGTCACCAGTTTGTGCATCACGACCATCCTTCATTGGGATGAGGATACCGCTATTCTTGTAGTACTCTGTAGAAGGAGCAACACCGTAAACAGCTTCAGCATTGAAAGGAAGGTACTTCTTCAAGTGGAAGGTGATACCATCGATTTTCAATGAATCAAAGCCATACTTAACTGCAACCTCAGATGCACCACCAACAGAACCCCAAAGGATTGCTCCATTGTTATAGTTGGTAAACAATGCATCGTCAACAACACTACGGAGATAGCTATCCATCAAGAAATGATATTCTTGAGCACCACCATTGAAGTCGGCAAGACGAGCAATAGAATGGAAGTCAGCGATAGTGAATCCACTAGCACCAGCATTCCAGTTGTAAGTCTGTCCGTTAGCCTCAATTTGAGGAACCAAACCTGTAGTACCAGTACTACCAATTTGAGCATCAGTTGAAGGCTTACCAAACATAAGCTTGAACTCCTTATTGTTCATGAACCTGCGTACAGCTTCATCAAGTCCTTTGTAGGTGTAATAAGACTGTCCATTAACTTCGAAGTAAAGTTCTTCAATCTTAGCACGATCGCTAATGGTGAAGTCTTCACGAATTTCAGTTGTGTAGAAAGTCTTCCTTTCAGTCAATCCTGTAAGGGTATTAAGCTTAGTAGAAGCTTCACCAGCTTCAGTGATACCACGGAACAACAGGTGAGCAGTAGAGGTAGCACCAAGGTCTGTGTTTGGATCAATTGTAGAATCCAAAGGCTTCATCTTGAATGCAGTAGCAGAAGTCACAACAGTGATTTTGTACTGAACTCCAGTTGCAGCGTTTTCAACAACTTCGCCTACACGGAGAGGGCTTCTGCCACCTGTAACAAATGCACTAGAGATAGCAAGAGTAACCTCTGCACCTGCAGCAACATCTGCGATAGCACCACCATCAAGCTGTACAGCTGAATGAAGTTTACCACGAGATTCAAAGTGAAAAAATTCCCTAGAAGGAACGGTAGCTTTCATTCCTAGAGCTTCCAAAAGTTGAGCATAGTTCTGAGAACCATACTTGTCAATAAATTGTGGGTAATACTGTGGCTTCAGGATGGAAAGGTCAGACATAAATGACCTTGTAACACCTGTTTGCATCACATTACCGGGTTGTAATACTGGCATTTTGATTTATTTTAATTTGTTATTATAAACTATACAATTTCGATACCATCGCACTATAGTCATCATTTGAGTTTGAAGACGCAGCAACCCTTGGCGAATCATTGAAATCAATATTCTTCATAGATTTAAGTAGGTCAGACTTTGCTTTAGACACAGCCTGTGTCACAAGCGAGTTAACCACCTTGTCTCTGTTCTGCAAGAAATAAACATCTTCTGCGAGTTGTTTTGAATCGTATCTTCCTTCCTTGAAATAACGATTACCATAAAACTCTTCTAAATCAAATTCTTTTAGGGTGCTAGAAAGATTAACCTTTTCTTCCGGAGTAAGGTTATACTTTCCGTCAAACTGGACATCCTCGTCCTTGTAATTGACACTGAACCCATCAAAGGATTTTAGACCATTATCTAAGCTACTTACATAAGCCTGTCTGGCTTCTGCATAAACTTGATTCTGCTCTTGTTCTTGCTGTGCGAAGTAATTGTTCAATACATCGTCAGGTGATACCTGTGACTGTGTACTCTGAACTTGACTTAATATATCTGGAAACGAAATATCTTGCTTTAATCCTTCAAGGTATCCTCTAGCCTCTCTAACCTCTTTCTTCATCTCCCTTGACATAGACTTCATTTGCTTGTCAATTCTCTTATTGTGAGCAGCAATTTCATCATCGGTCATCATGGTGGTATCAGCATCATCATCAATGCCAAACCTGCTACTAAACTCTTCCTCTATTTCTTGAGGTGTTAAGTCCGGATATTCATAAGCCATTTTAAGCTTTAGAACATCCGATTCGCTCATTGTATCCAAACTTGAAAGAACTTTTTGCTCATAAATCATATCAGCTAATTCTGATATGTTACCATTTACAAGCTTGTCGTAAATATCTTTTGCTACTTCATTTGGCCACTCAAACTGTACAGGCTCGCTTTGAGATTGTACATTTGTTTGGCTTTCTTGAGGAAGTTCTACTGCAGTATCTGAACTAACTGTAGATTGTACCTCTTGGCTTTCTTGTGCTTCTGGTTGAACATCTTCTACAACAACCTCCTGTGGAACTTCCACCGGAGTATTTGAGTATGACGATGTGTCAAATGGATTGAATTGTGCTTCTGACATGGTTGGTTTATTTTATACAAATATATGCATTATTGCATTTCCTGACCTTCTGATCCTTCTTGAGCTTCTTGTTGCTGCATTTGCTGCATCATTTGCTCCTGCTGTTGCTGCATAGCCATTTGCTTTTGTTCTTCCTTTTCTTGGAAGTATTGGTCTACTATGCTCTGAATCTCATCGGGCAATTCCCTATCCAATTCAAATGACTTCATAAGTGCCAACTGAATAAACTCTTGCCTAGACAGGTCGCTTTTCATTTTAGATTCAGCGTCTGTAATAGCTATCTTGGATTGAGCTTCAACCTGCTGAGTCTGTGCATCAGCTTGTGCCTTAGCCATAATTGACTGCTGTTGAGACTGAGCATTCATTTCAGAGTTCTGTTGCGCCTTCTGCATATCATCCCTCATCTTCTTTCTCTTAGCCTTAGACAGATACATCTCGGCAAGCTTATAGTTCTTTATGTTCTTTACCTTAAATGCATCTTCAAAATCAATAGCATTTGCAGATATTGCTGTTTGAATCATACTGTTCAAGAACTGCTTTTCTGCCTCATCTGGCATAACCTCAACGATTACATCAAATTGCTTATCCTTAACTTCTTTATCAGATATGTAATCCCTGTATTGCCTACCTCCATAAAGTACAGAATCGTATAATAACAAAGCTGACTTAAATGATGTCTGCTTATATAGATTAAGATATCCATCATAAATAAAGTCGGTTGCGTTATTAGATGCTTCTACTTGTGAACGCTGAACTCCAAGTCCCAACTTAGGATTAACAGAAGCTCCTTCACGATATTCATTTACACCAATCTCATCCCTAAGTCTAGTAAGGTAGTGGTTGTATACGGTAATCAATTCCTGTATCTGTCCAATGCTTCCGCTATTTGGTGCTTCTGAAATAGGTACTCCATTTACATTATCACCATCCTCAGTTTTTCTTCTATAATATATATTACCAGTTTGGTCGTATATCTGCTGTATCTCCATTGGAGTAACATTCTTTCCTTGACCAAGACTAATATCAGAAAGGGCATCAATATCTATAATCAAACCAGAAGGCCTCAACTTGGCTACAAGCTGTTGAATCTTTAGGTGAGCAAGAGTCATCTGCCTAATAGATGTTTCCATCCTTTCAGGGATAGCCATGTTCTCAAGGTCAAGATTCTCGTGCATGTACAGGCTGTAGCTAAAGAATACGTCAGATAGCTCTTTTGCTATAGACGGCTTAATCATGTTCTTAGCAACTCCCCACTCCAACATAATATCAGAGTTCATCACATATACACCATGATAATTTACCTTCATGGTCTTCCTAATAATCTCTTTATTGTCACCTACCTTCTGAGGTTCTTTATCTTTCTTCTCTACAATAAGATTACCAAACTTATTAATCCTGGCTTGGTATATCATAGAATCAACAGTCCTAATCTCAAAGTCTAAAACGTCAACAGTAAAATCATCATAAGGCCTGTCGATATTATACCTAAACTTTTCTTCCCACTTTACAGATGACGTATAGTTCTTTGACTTCTGTGAAATCTTAAAAAACTTCTCTTCATCAATATTAGGATACATCTCCCTAAGATCAGATATCTTCATTGAGATAACTTCACCAATAAAAGACATATCCCTAAAGTCATCGTAATCAGAATATGAATAGATTAAGTTTTCAGGTATTACCCTTCTTACTGTAATCTTTCCGTCTCTAGATGAAGTTACTTTTGTACAAGCCAAGCCTACCTCAATCATATCCTCCAACAGCTTCCTCTTTATCACATCCCATCCACTAGTATCTAATACAGCAGTTATGCCCTTTTCAAACATAATCTCTTCCGGAAGCTGATACTGTCCGCCAAAGAACAAATCCAATTCTTCATAATCTTCTGGAGTATAGGCATTATCTGGGATAAGCTTTAATCCAGCCTGCTCTTCAATACCCTTTATCTCATCGCCAAAGTTCATCCTAAACTCAGCCTCTTCTCTTTCGTACTTCTTCTTATCTGTAGATATTGGGTCTATGGCAGAAACCCTAACTTTCTCCTCCCTCTTCATAAATCCACCAATCATAACCTGTATGAACTTTGGGGCAATGGCAGGAGCCTTCATGTCAAGGTTTACAAATGCCTCTTTACCGTCTACATTAAGCAAATCTAGAAACTCAGCCATAGGCTGTCTGCCTCTAGCAAACTTCCTATTCTTGTCGAATTTCTTGTTTCGCTTGCTAAAGTATCCACTATTAAAAGCCCTTTCAAGGTACTTGGATATTTTCAATCCTTCCTTCTCATCCCTTTTGGACTTAATTGTTCCGAGGTGGAAATTCAATATTTCCTTGTTAGTATTTGCCATAATCTAAAGCAAAAGTACAAATTATGTTGTTAGTTTAAACGTCCTGATAGGAATAGAGCTAGATGCCTTCTCAATCCTCTTGCTTTCTAAAGATACGCCAGAAAGCAAACTAATCATAAATGCCACACTTCTATCGTAAATAGTCCTGTGCTCATGGTCATACTGAAGAAGTTCCTCCAACAGTTCGCTAAAGACTATCTTCTCACAATGGTTCTCTATATAGGTTATGCAGGTATCCAACTGCCTAGCCAATGCGAATGCATCACCGGAAGTAACCCCAAACTTTGATACATTCCTTTTTCGGTTCTTGTCTATGGCAGACTCAGGCGTTTTCATCAGATATCCTTTGAAACCTTTATTACTGAAATAGTCAACAAAGTCATCTCCTACGTCATTCTCGTAACACGCTTTGTATCCCCAATATATCGAAGCCTTCAACATCTCGTCATGGAACATTGACTTCAGCCTAGGCCTGTCTATGTACTCAGCTATTGGCATACAGGTATTACTTGGGTCACTCATGTCCAACCTCTCAAATACAAGGCAAGCACCCATTGATCCCTTGCCGGAAATAATTGATGATTTAAACGGGTCAATACCTGATACGTATTTATGCGTATTTGCCGGTATTTTTATCCCATCCGATTCTAGCGATTTGTTAGACTCCCCGTTTGGAGGAAACTTGTAAACCTTCCAAGGACCATCCTTATCATCAACCCAATCTACAGTTTTATCATCCTTCCATATCAAACGAACCTTCCTAATTGGAATCCTTTCTTCTTTCAGGAAGTCAATCTGATTGTATATCTTTTCTGCATTAAAGTAGCATTTCCTTTGGTCAATCATGAACGCCTCATTCTCGTCAAATGGGTTCATCCTTATCTCTTCGGAAAGAGCCTTCTTATCATCAGACAGCAGTTGTCTTTGCTTTAGCAGATAGTCTTTTGCTCCGGATACAATCTTTAATCCGTATCTCTTCTTTATATAATTTGCTTGCTCTTCTGTCGGCTCGTCTATTATTGACTTTCCATGCCTATCTATAAAACCCTCGTATCCGTCATATGCTGGGCAGAAATATCTGTATAGTCCTGTTGCAGTACTAGGGTCTTTAAATTGATTAGACTGCTCAAACAACATCTTGTATGGCTCACCACCACTCTTTGCATCATTTGCTGTTGATGGTATAAGGCAGAATCCAACCTTGATAGCACCCCTAGTAAGTGTCTTTTTAACGATAGGCCAGTATTGGTTTACAGCTACTTCTTTCGGCCACTTACCTGCCTCATCCATAAGTAGTGCACTTACCCTTCCGGAGTCGTATGAGTTAAGAGCTGTGTTCTTAAAGTTAATCTTTGACTCAAGACCGATATCGCTATCATAGATTTGTCCCTTATCTCTAACCTTAGCTTTCCTCTTATCCTTTCTTTTCCTGAATACAAGCTCTGTCTTCGTATCCTCATCCTCTACTCTCGGCTTTAGGAATACAGGTAGATTCCTATACCCATTCATCACCATATATATGAAAGCATCAGAAGCATCCTTACCAGTCTTTGATATGATGCCGCAGAATGATTTCTTTTGTGTTATAGCCTTCCAAACTAAATAGCACGTAGCTTGAGATGTAGCACCTTCCCTACGTTTTTTTATTCGTATAATCCCGTAGCATTGCGTATCATTTTCACAATACTCCTGGAAATAGAAATACCTTCTATCTACATCTCTATAGTCAGGCATGTCCCCATTCTCAAGAGTCCAATAGTTTAGGTAGAAGTAGTGAAGTCCATTTATGTACGTAGGTTCACCGTCATTCATAAACCAGTATCCGTTCTTTATCTTATCAACCTCTTTGGTAATAAAGTCAATATGATTATCGTCATACACAGCATTCCCATCTTCGTCAAACTCCAAGTCTTCAAATGATACAGGAACTTCAGTCCTCCTAAAATACTGTTCGCAGTTCGCGAATTGAGAACCATCTATCACAGATGGTGTATCTGGACACTCGTAATCTATTCCGTATATATTATATGTCTGCTTCAATTTATCTTCTTTACAAACTTATCTATCTTAGATGCATTCATCTTACCTATTGCGTTTAAGCAAAACTTGAATCTCCCGTACTCTTTAACTTCATCCATCTTGACAATCATTCCCTTTTCTTTTAGTCTGCTTACGCAAGAATAATACGGAATACTTGTTCCTTCCATATCTCTAGCAAAATCTGACTTTACAAAGTAGTCGTATCTATTTGCCCACATAAGGAATGCGCATTCGTTAATAGTCAACCCCATTGCATCTGTTAGGATACCAAGCATCCCTATAAACCTAGCAGGGTTGTCTGTCTTGAAGTTAGGCTTATCCATCCTAGCTACAGCCTTCTTATACCCATCCCTTCTTCCCTTAGCTTGATGAACGGAGTGCCTTCTCTTTAGCTTCTCTATCCTCTTGTTTACACCCCAAAGAACTTGCGTCATTCGGAAGTGCTTATAAGACATAGTATTTATCTTCTTATTCTTCTCCTTCCGTATCTCCTTCTTGTCCTCAATATGTTTTCTGCTCCTAAACTTCTCTACCCTCAAATCGGATAAAGCATCTTGGTAGGCTTTGTAAATAACCTCCTTATCATCGGAAAGCTTTATTCTTTTCCTCATTTGAACAGTTCTTCTATTATAGGTTTCCTTCTAGACTTATCCTTCTCCTCATCACCCGATAATTGGTTGTCTACCCTTAACTTCTTCAATACTTCGTTTATATCACCTACGCTATTAAACAACTTCATTACCCTTTCCCATGATCCATTGTCTTTATCAGATAGGTCAAGCTTAGAAAGGTCATTGTTATTTAGCAATGATGTAATCTCGTTTAGTTTTCTATTTAGCGCGTAGTAAGCCCCAACGATTCCATCGGATTCGTATATAGCTATCTTGTCTTCTAGTTTTCCCATTTCCCTATACAGTCTGTATATTTCAGTCTAATAAGTGTAGTTCTTTGTCCGCCTATATTGTGCGTCATTTCGTAGTCGGAGTACTTGTAGACTATTGCAATATCTCCAACCTCAAACTCTGTTACGCTTTCAGGCTTTGCTAAAATCTTTAGCATGCATTCCTTCTTCTTCTTATCAGCAAGGATAATACTTCCAAACTTAGCTTCTTCTTCGTACATGCGTTCAGCTAGCATAAACCCGTCTATGCAAACGACTTGGTCATCCTTTACACCAAAGTGTAGCATATTTGAGTCAATGGCGTAAACTGAGGTAAGGTTATCGGGCTCGATATCCAGTTTGTACTCATCTGTGATTGAGTTGTGGTTGAACAGTACATTTGTTCCTGCTTTAAGGTTCTTGAAATCTGTCAGTAGTAGTCCCTGTGTATGGTTGGAAATCTTTCCATCCCATGAGTAGTTAGTATTTACGAATAACTCAACTTCGGTTCCGTCATCCCTTATTACTTTATGGGAATCCTTTTCCCCGGAACGAACAGCAATAACTACTCTTTTGCCAACAGGTTTGATTGTGTTGTAGAGATGCTCCATATATGGTTTGGTTTATTTAAATCGCTCCCCCTTGCCAGAAGACTTTCCGCTTCTGTACACTTGTGAGCTCTTACTCCAAAGATAGTGATAAGCCCACCAACCAGCAGATAATTTTGAAGAATTTGCTTCTTTGGCGTGCCTCTTCCTATATTGTTCTCTAGCTTCAGGGGAGTAGTTAGATGAGTATCCCTTTGCACCAAAGCGTATAAGCTTTACCTTATCACCCTCTTTGGCTAGTACTACTTTTTTGTGTACTCCATCAGATGCATCCTTTGGCTTGTTATAACCACTGAATTTCTCACCCCTGTAGTCTATCATTTCTTTTTGCTTTTGCTTTCAATAAATGCTTTACCGTATTTAGGAACAGCAAACCTTTCATAGTCTTCAGGCTTGATATATGTGGTATCTCCACTCTTACTCCTAAATCCTACTAGCGCACTTGGCATACCGCTTCCTGCGCCTGGTGAGTAAACTGGCGTACCCTCGTATACGTTTTTCTTTTTCTCTACAGGCTTGCTTTCATTCTTCTTTGCAGGTTCTTCCTTTTTTGTTTCTGGCTTCTTATACTTGACAGGCTGTACGGGCTTTTTGTATATACCAACATTTGAGATGGCTATTTCTCCGGTTTTCCTATCTCTAGTAAATTTATTTTGGTCGTAATAAAATCTTGAAGAATTTTCTTTTGTTACATCTGGTTGAAAAAAAGTATATGTTTTACCTTCAGCATCTAACTTATTAATATTCCCCATATTAGCCTTATAGTATTCTATAGGCTTTATATCCCCGGAAACACTTTTTGGATTTGCTTTATTATATACTCCTTCTTTTATTACTTTAGATAAGGTTTTCCTAGAAGGATTAAACCCATATAACTTTAAACTATCCTGGTACGCTTTTAACCTTGGACTTTTTAAGTCATCTACATATAACGTATCAGAACCTTGTTTATCTTCAAGTGCTTTTATAACATCAGACTTCTTATACTTAACGGGCTGTGTAGGTTTTTTATATATATCATACCATCCTCCCATGGAGTTCCCTTCATTAATTCCAATTCCAGCTATTGGCAGTATTTTTTGCTTTACTTTCGGAGCAGGAAAATTATTATTAGGGTTCATGTTATTGTCGTATCTTCCACTAACATCAATAAGTTGATTCTGAACAAAAGAATACGCAGTTTTCATTAATTCCCTTGGGTTTATCCCCTTCTTAATATATACTGGTGTATTTTTTTTACTATTACCGTCCTTCCCTATTTCCTTTTTAGATTTATTATATAAACTCAAGCTGTCTTGATAAGACTTAAGTCTTTTATCCTTTGGATCAGACACAAAAAGAGTGTCAGAAGTATTAGCCTTCTGCCTTAACACTTTAACTATATCAGACAACTTAGGTTTCATTATCTAAACTCTTTTACTTTTTCCGCTATCTTTTTTGGCTGCTTTACGAACTGTTGGCCTTTCAGGTTTCCCTGTGCCTTTGCTTGGTTTGTTGACTTTCTTTGGCTTGGGCTCAACGACTTCCACGCCTTCTCCGGCAAATACCGACGCATCCCATCCGAGGGCTTCCCAGAAAAGGTCGTCCATTTCTGCTTCGTCCATTTCGATAACGAATTTGAGCTTGACTTCTTTCCTTGATATCCACCACCAGATTTTTTGTATAAGGCTACCGCTAATTGAGCCTTTCTTGCAGACCATTCGCTTGCATCTCCGCCTTTCGAGCCAGCCTTTACATTGGCAACTATTCTTTTCCATAATCCAGGATTTTTTTTTACAGCAGTACTCATCTCATCCTATATTTTCTATCCTTCCTGTCGTGCTTGTTAAAAGACTTCTGGGCTCCACCCTTCTTTCTTTTACCAAAGGTTACTTTAATCTTATCGGATGAGCCTTTTGCCTTTGCCATCGTTTACTTCTTTTTAATTGGGTTGTCCTTAAATGACTTACCCTTTTTGCTAAATGGAATAACGTCAGAACCTGTAATTGATTTATAAGAGATTGGAGCCTTTCCTTCTTTCTTTCTCTCTTCATTTCTTTTTATCATTTCAGGAGCAACCACTTTAGCATTATATCTCATTTTTTTACCAGTGGAATCAGCGCCTGGATAAACATACCCTTTCAAATATGGTTCATCAGCAGATACCTTATATGGTTTAGATATTTTAGTAGTATCAGCTTTTGGCAATACTTTTTTAGCTACTGGTTTGGCAGACTTTGCTACTGGCTTTTTAGGTTGTGGCATCTTACTTCTTTTTGGTTGTTTTTTTATAGAGTCCAGTAGGTTTCATCCTAACTGTATATGCTCCTTGTTTCTCAATCTCCTTCATTACAGAACTAGGGGTAACTCCGCCTTGCGCCATTACTTCTGACAATGGGATACCAGACCTTTTTGAAAAGGCACTATCCTCTTTTGTAGCACCATAGTTTTGCACTTTAGGCTTAGGCTTTGGCTGCTGCTTAGGTTGCTGCTTCGGTTGTTGTTTCGGTTGTTGTTTCATTTCTTTATTTGATTTTTTGCGATTTGACAATCTACTACCCACCCCTTTAATAATTCCTTGCGATGCAATGAACTGTCTGTTGATGGGTGATATAGATACGTTTCCTTCCAATTACTTCTTTTTCTTCTTTGCATTAATCATCTGCATAAACTTCTCCTTGGCTGCCGCCTTGGTTAACTTCTTTGCACTTTTTGGCGCTGCCTTAGTTGCTGTCTTTGCTCCGTACCCTGTCATTGAATTTTTCATTTTTACGTTATTTATAACAAAAATAAGAAACTTATGTGTAAGTTTTTACTATCAGATCTAGCACCTCTTGGGGTATCACATTATAGTTTTTCTTAATACGTGTAGGGCACATGCTTATAAGCTCCTTGTTGTCGTACAGCCCCGTAGGGAACTTCTTCATTATAGGCATTGCTCTATAGCTGTATAGGTACAGATTAGCCTTCCTGCCATACCTAGACTTGTTTATAGGTAGCTTCCAATACCTTATATTCTCTAATGCCCTAACCTCACAATCCCTTTCAAGCTCAATCATGCCATCAATGACCTTAGTAAGCTGTTGGGTATTCATTACCTTCTCCCCATCTAAGAATGCCCATAAATCAAAGCAACAATCACTCCAGTGAGACCACCTTTCGTCACTTAGCCATTGCTGCATGTGTGAGTACTCGTGCACGAGTATCTCTATCCATTCTTCAAATGGTTTGCCACAGGCTACCACTAGAGTTCTATTTACATCATCAAAATACCCCGAACAGTCTGTAGAGAAGCTGTCTGTTATGACAACATTCCTTGAAGGAGATAGGACAAGTTCTATCCTATTGGCACTGCACCTCCTCCTTACGTTAGCAACAAACTGTTTGAACTCATTGGGTATCTCATATTTCATCCCCCAAAATTAGCTTGTTTTTAGACTAGATAATCTTTGGTCTGTAACCTTAACCCTGTTACCATTAAAGAACAGGTTCGGATCAAACCAGAACTCTATAGAAGACCCAAGCTTTCTTGACAGTATCCTCTTATCTAACAGCTCAGTAATGTTATTGTAGAATGTTTTTTCTGCTATTCCGCATACTACACACACGTCAGGAGCATGTAGCATAACACATTCGCTTAATGGTCTAACCACACTCATGGCATATAGTATAATCCTAAGAGAAGAGTGCGATAAACCCATAAGAATAGGTACGCTATCTTGAAACAGTTTGGTGTACACAAATGAGTCGTGCAGTAGCCTCTTGTTTTGGCTAACCTTCTTCATCGTATAGTACTGTCCAGTGTCGGGGTCAACAGTCAATGTCTCATCTGTCTTGGTAGTGTACATCCTTTCTATAATCCCATTAATCTTGTATGGGTTGTACAGGTATTCTTCGTGCTTTTTAGTCATGACCAAATGTAGTGTTTTTTACCTATCCAAGGATTTAATCCCCCTATTAGGGAATCCTAGTATTGATTGTCAGTTAGTTATGAGGTTTTCTTCTTAATTATATTATACACCTCCTACAGAGTATATAATCTGTAAAGTGGTTGGGGTATAATATGTAAAATAGGTGTGTAATGTCGTAAGGAAATAATGAATAAGGGGTGTAATGTCGTAAGGGACCCCTATTTTTTTTTCCGCCCCGATCATTCCAGGAAAACGGATCTCCCTAACCGAGTACCTTAGTCTACAAGATCAATAGACTATTATTAGTCTACAAAATTAATAGACTGTTTATGGTGGGATATTCAGTTTGCGTACTTTGTACATGATAGAAGCGTTCCTATCCCATGCAATACATTTGCATCCCTTACCTATTCGCCACATGAGAAAAAAAGTACAATGTATTATGTATAAATTGCTTACAAAATTGTAACGACATAACCAAATAAATTTACGAAATCGTTTTCGTAGATAGTTTACATATTTGCAACAATGTTGCAATAATACTTTACAATTATACATATTAATCCAATTATTAATTATATCTTCGCTGTAAGCATATTTTTGCTTAGTTCTTTAAAGGGTATGAAAAATAAAAGAAACGTGAAAACGTAATGGCATTGCTATGCCTAAAATTTTATACCCGATTAACTGGTTTTTCAGTAGTTCAATAGCTGTTGAATATGTGGCGAAATGCCATACAACAGCGACAAGGCAAGCCCTTTGAATTGTGCGAAAGTTCTTTGAAATATTGGCGTTCATTTTCAGTCTACATTAATTGTATATTATTACATATATTTTTTATTCATTTATTCATTAATTTTTAAATTCAACACAATGAGCACAGCAACAGCAACAAAAAACAGCAAAGCAACAGCAACAGCGAAAGGAAACAGCAAAGCGAAAAGCGAAAAAACAGCTGTTAAGAAAAGCGAAAAAATTATTTTCCTTGCCGAAAATGTATCGGGAAGGGAATTACAACAATTCAAAAGCGTTCAAAATAGGGATGCTAAATTAAAGCTAAGGTCAATTTCCTCATGTATTACAGCCATCAAATTGTCAGATGGTAAGTTCCTAAGTTCATTCAAAAACTACAATGAAAAAGACCTAACCCCTACAAACTTAATCCCATTAAGAAACGAAAAAGAAATAGTTTACAGCGATACAAAGGGCTTTTCTACTTGGTTAGTATTGGGATTAATCAAGCGTTACTACGCTACAAAAAAGTAAATTAATATTAATACCTTAACAAGGTTGGGCAGCTTATAACTGCCCCTTTTTTCATTTTGTTTTTCCTCCGCGAAAAACTCTCATCATCCGCGATCCTAAGTGGGGGTGGGGTAGTATGTACATTAGTGTAGCCTGGAATTTGAGTGCCAAACGTATATTAGGCGGATTACGCAATGCTTCGCCTATCAAAAGCCATACAATAGCGAAAGGCATTGTATGGGGTAATGTTTGCAACTATTTGGTAGCTTTTGCAGTAAACTTTGGGCATATCCCATAATGGGCGAGAAGTTAAGTCCTATCCCATGTAGAAAGTTTAGTGTGGATGTTTCTACATCATGTAATGTATGTAGTTTACGGCAAAGGTAGAATAGTAGCAAAAATTGATAGGTCAAAGGACGTTTAACCCAATATTCACATACAGCGAAATGCTGTGCCAAATGTGGATGGGTCTGTACTAATATATTTCCAAGTGGGCATTAGAGATAAACAGCTTTGCAGTTTGGGTGCAAGGTGGAAACATGATTGGCGTTAAGTTGAAGCCTTTCGTGAAGTTATACTTTTGCAAGGAAAATCCATGTAATTTTCGCACATTTTAAGGGATTGTGGTAAATGTGTATAAGCGGGTTCGGGTCCGCTGTAGCTATCAAATAGCTGTAATTGACCCCTCCTGGACGAAAGCCATTCAACGCTATAAGTGGGCGTTGTATGTTGATTAAGCAGGGAGTAAAATACTATGGGCAACGGGATGTTGCTACATAACTGACAAATCACGCGTGAATAACCTTTAAAAGTATAGGATGGTCGTAGGTGGGGTTCAACTCCCCACCCTATACCTATTTTTAATCATCAACATACTGGTGGACAGCAGTACATCTGAACAACAACACAATGAGAAGTAGAATCAAAAAGACATCAACTCTTGTCTATAGTGGCAAGGTGGTGGTAGCCAAGAAGAGTACAACAGAGGCTCTAATCAGCAAGTGGTACGAATTGTCAGAAGCAACCGATCCTAAAGAGAAGTTGGCTGAAGCATGGGCAAACTACAAGGCATTTGAACTTAAAACAGCAATGCAAGCTGTAGAAAGGGGGTTGTATGCATAAGTTCATAGCAATCCTACTGATTGTCCTCATCTCCCTTTACTTGATAATTGCTTTCATATCATTCGTACCTAACCCATCCAATTGGGGTAATGGTGGTAGAGGGGCATTCACAATAGCCGTTTTAGTTATCAGCTGTATAGCAGCAGCCATTGAAGAATCTGTAAATAATAAATAAGATGGGATTAAGGGATGTAATTGTAAAGCACAGGTTAAGCGAAGAGATATCTGTTAGGCAAGAGCTGTACAACGCTGCATTGAAGTTAGATATTTATGGCGACTTGTCAAATGGTGAGAAGTACCTAAAGCTAGCACAAATGTCAGACTCTGACCTGCTGTACTTGGTACTTGAGTACGCCTATGCACTTTTAGATATATATGAATTTAAAAACTAAAATAAATTGAGATGAAACTTGAATTCAAATTCAGCAATGATGTTATAGCATCAATAAACTTAGGGTCAAAGGTTGTTACTGCTTGGGTAGAGGATAGGCATGGAGAAGTATGCGGGTATCGTTCAATCCCATACGACAACGACAATGAGATGGTAGATGCACTCAAGAAAATATCAGAGATGGTCAACATGGACAAGCATGATGATATAAAAGAGGCTATCTTTAATCATTTTGAGAATGCCAACATCCTATATAATTGTGATGGGACATTATCAATACATGCTTACGATGACTGTCCTACTCGATATGAATTTATGGAACTGATGGAATCATTAGGGGCTGAATACTCTTTTGAACATTACCATCCCGAAGATTGGTTCATAAAGGTAAACGGCAAAAGAATCGCATCAATCACTTTCAAATATTAAAATCAACATGGAGTACACAAGACAAGAACTAAGACAGCTTGATACAATCGAGCAAGCCTGGGATGGAGATGAGCTGAAGATTGACGATGGAGATGTTAGGGTATGGCTCACAAGTGCAGGCAACAGACAGTACAATGGCGACTATACCATTGAAAGGTTAGTCGATGGCAGATGGATTCAAGAAACTTACCAACATGACTAGACAAGAGAAGTTAATCACCCTATGTATTGGTGTGGCTATTATCACAGCCCTTTTTGTGCAAGTTATATACATTTTTATTTCTTTTATTCATTAATAATTGCTAAATTGCAATCTAAATTCAACACACATGAACAAACGTGACTTTCTTGACACAATGGCCATCCTATCGGGAATGGCTTTATTCATTCTCTTGATTCTATCAGTAGCTGACATCCGATACTTAGGATGGGCAATCGTTGACCTGCTATTCTTCTTTGTGATGGCGAAGGTCGCGACAAACGCTCATCGTCGGTTTCACAAAAACCGATATCCTAGGGCATTACGTGAACGAAATAGTAAATTGATTCTCTAATTGTAAACCAAATATCAACGCCATGAATTACAGCAGTAGTTTCCAAACAATGCTCACTTACTTGCATGAACAGTTGGACTGTAACATTGCAAGAGCCTTAACAAAGTATTCGATGAATTGTACGACTGATGAGGTCAACTACCTAACCATGAGAGGGGGAATGGTATCCTTCCTTCCGGCAGGTAAAGAGCACAAGGTCAATGATGACGGCAAGTGGAGTAGGGATGGTAGGCAAGACGGCAAGCCTGCCAGGGTAATACGCAAGGTTATACCCCAAGTCTTGATAGACCACCTTGCTATCAAGGATTCTGACTATGAGAAGTTCAGCAACCTTGTCGCATCATATGTAGGTGTGCATGGTGATGGTGATGGCGGTAGTGATCCTATCTTTACAATGGTGGTATGCAATGGCGGTCTTATTCCATTGTACTATGCCAATGACCAATACAGTTGTCATGCAGGCGGTAATCTTTCCGGTAGCTGTATGCGCCATTCGGACAGTGACTTCTTTGATATCTACAAGCAAAACCCTGACGAGATATCCATGGCTGTGTGTATTGACCAAGACCACAAGGTTGCAGGCAGGGCATTGATATGGAATACTGACAAGACAGGGCTGTGTATGGATACAATCTATGCAGCCGAACACCTACAGCCAATCTTCACTGACTTTGCCATCCGTAATGGTATGAGGTACAAGTCTTCACAGTCTTGCCATCACCATGACTTTGACATGATGAATGGTAAGCACGTTAGTAGTGGTTGTAATGTAAGTGTTACGCTACGCAATTGGGATTATAGCTACTACCCTTACATGGATTCGCTTAGGTTTCTATGTGAGGATACTGGTAGGCTGTGCAACTTTGAGCCCAACAGTGACTATCGTACACTTCGTGAGACCGATGGTTCATGGGAAGACACATCCAATCATGTTACTTGTATTGTATCGGGAGACAGGATACATGAGGATGATGCTATACACCTTGACTATAGGCGTAGCAGTGGCAGATGGGTTGATGGCTATGCATATCATGACAGATGTGTAGAGACATATGAGGGATGGAGGCTTGACGAGGACGCAGTATATGTGCCAAGCCGTGGTGAGCATTTCGCAAGCGACTCTGACCATATAGTATATGTTGAGCATCACTCAGAGTATTACCATGTTGATGACATTGTGTGGGATGTCAATGGTGATGCTATACCATATGACGATGCAGTTGAGTTGCATGATGGTGAGTATGCATTGATAGATGACTGCGTTCAGTTAGTGGATGGCAAGTGGGCGCTTACTGAAGATACAGTGTCGGACAAAACAACAGGCAGATTTTATTTAAAAAACAGCTACAGCGATGTAGAAACAAAAGAAGTATACAATGATTAATCAACAATTCCTTGAGATTCTCAACATTCAATCTGTCAGCTACAATACTGACTCAATGGTTGAATATATCCTTGACAAGTGTCTTGAACGTGGCTACGATGTAGAATTACATGAGGGCAACCTCTACGTAACTAAGGGTGTAAGTACCGATGGCAAGTATCCATGTATCGTATCACATACGGATACTGTCCACGATATAATTCCCACGCAGGACTACATGGTGGTACATGATGACAACATAGCTATGGCATATGACATCAAGAACATGCGCCCTACTGGCGTAGGTGGTGATGACAAGGTTGGTATATACATATGCCTATCAATGTTGGAGTCATTAGATTATTGCAAGGCAGCCTTCTTCAGAGATGAGGAGGTTGGCTGTGTAGGTAGTAGTGTAGCTGACCTGTCATTCTTCAATGACTGTCGGTTTATACTACAGTGTGACAGAAAGGGTAACAGTGACTTTGTCTATAACATATTTGGCACTGACCTATATGGTGAGGAGTTCTACAATGACATTGCCCCTATCATTGACAACTATGGGTACAATGAATCTACGGGCGGACTGACAGATGTGTATACCCTGGCACAGAGTGGTGTAGGTATATGTGTGGCTAACATGTCTTGTGGGTATTACAATCCTCACATGGATGACGAGATGATTAACCTCAATGATGTAGAGAACTGTCTCAACATGGTATACTCTATCATGTCATCATGCACTAAGGTATATGAGTTCAAATTTACGCCTAAGACATACGCCAAGCCAACTGCTAGCAAGGGTAATTGGTACGGTGGTTGGGATAGTGTAAAGAAAGCTGACACAACTTATAATGATTGGGATGGTTGGTCTTATGACGGCAAGACATACAGCAAGTCATATGGCAGTGAGAAGGTAAGAGACTGTTGGAATTGTGCAATAGAGTACTATGAGCATGAGCTCAAGGATGGTATGTGTGAGTACTGTATGACATACCACAAGGATGACAAAACATATTTCCCATTTTAATAAAAACTCTCATAGCATGAAAAAGAAAACTGTACCATCAGGATTAGATTATTTAAGGCAACTACCCCTCGGTATCAGAGACAGGGCATTGTACAATATATCTATTAGGCACAAACAAAACTCATGGCAAGTGTTGCTACAGAAGTATGACAGCATGAGAGACTTTATCAACAGCTCTATGATATGGGCGGATACAAGAGAGGGTCGTGACTTTTGGTCATGCCTTCATGACGATGGTGTTCGGGTAGCAGTATCAAAGCACAAGGACCACCTCAAGAATGTGCCAGTTTGCAAAGCCTAATATTCACTAACAATAAAACAAAAATTATGGAAAAGAAACTATTTGTCATTGATGGATACAAGATTTGGGCACTCACATATGAGGATGCCTATCAGAACTATTTGCAAATACTTAGATTTTAAAACCAATAAAAACAACAATTATGAGTACTCCTCCAAAAGGTTATTACAGAAAACTATTGGAAAACAATTTTCCAATGGTCAGAATTGCATTTACCCATACACCAATATACGGGTGTAGTATGGTAGACCCAAACAATGTGCTAAATGTTTTAGACAACTCACCGGATCCCTATGCTAAGTTCTATTCAGATGGACTTAGGAATGGTACACTTGTTACCATTGTAGAGAATGGACAAGAGTACGTATACAAGAACAATGGAGAACTTTATTTTTCAAGCAATTAAAAACAACAGTTATGGGACGTTATTACCACGGAGACATTGAAGGTAAGTTTTGGTTCGCTGTACAATCAAGTGATGCACCATCAAGATTCAGCAAGTCGGCAGAATGTGAGCCAAGTTACATTGAGTATTATTTTGATGATGACCACTTGAAGGATGTGCAGAAAGAACTTCGCAAAATAAAGAAGAAAATAGGTGATAGGATGGAGAAGTTTGATGAGTTCTTCTCAAGAGAGGGCGGATACAATGATGATATGCTTAAAGAAGCAGGACTCCCCATTCATATGGTTAGTGACTATGCTGACTATAAGTTAGGCAAACAGATAGAGGAGTGCATTATCAATACAGGGCAATGTTCATTTAACGCAGAAATATAAAAACTATGAATGAAGCAAGAGTTAGAAACGAAAAAGAACTACACGCACATTGGAATGGCGTGGCAAAGAAAGTATTGTTAGGTAAGACAATCGTTGATGTACGATACCTAAATGATAAAGAGATGGAAATGATGGGGTGGCACAGCAGACCCGTGTGCTTCTCCCTAAATGACGGAACATCATGTATCCTATCATGTGATGACGAAGGTAATGATGGAGGTGTATTATTCTATGGAGCAAATGGCGTATTGCCAGTATTATAAACCAATAAAACCAATAGTTATGTTTACAAAAAACGGAAAGCAAGTTAAGAATTTGACATTTGTTAAGGAGTTAGGTCTTCAGGTAGGTAATGTGGATGGCAAAGTATTCACATGGGATAAGGAAGGTAGAAGGAACAAGGTGTACAAGTCAGGCTTAGATCTTAATCTTACCAAGACAATGTATGCCAATGCCTACGCATTCGGAGGTAAGTTAAAGATGGATAGCACACTGTATCCAACACAGCAGGATGCTGTAGACAACGCAATGAGAGGGTATCTTAAAACTGTAAAAGTGGAACTATGAAGGTAACAATCTATCGCAAAGTAATCGCATGGGAAAGAGAAGAGCATGACATCCCTTCCGATAATAAAGAGTCAGCCCTTGAGACAGCTAAAGAACTCTTGAATATGACTGACAGGTGGGACACAGACTCATACGTTCATAGTGAAATCATATTGGAAACTAAGAGGTATTCTTTGGATGCATCAGATTGGGATGACATCTCTTATGAAATATCTGTTGAGAATGAGATGATGTATGGAGGTGGCAGGTTTGGCGGTGTCGACTTCGATAATAGGAAGAATAGACCTTCAATTTAACAACAATATAGGCAAGGTTGTGGATAAATATACTTGATTTGTCCACACCTTGTCTTTAATTTGCACACTTAAAATCAACATCATGAATAAATTAGATATGTCAGTAGACATAGAGAACTCGTACATGAGATTCAAGGAAGATTTTGACCTAACCTACAACCTTCCGGACATACACCCTAGCCTTATAAAGCTGTGCTTCTGTAAGGGATATGAGAGGGGATTAAAGGACATGTATAATACAATGGCAGATGAACTACTCCCTAGTTACGATACGGAACGCCTGTGAGGCTCTAATGAGGCATGAAGAATACTCTAACATTACCTGCATAGCTGTATTAAATTGGTCGGATATGCCGGAGGTTAGCAAAGAGATTAGGTCATTCATACTTGGAGACACAAGGATAACTGAATACTTAGTAGGTACTACAAGGGTTGTTGATGTGTATCCGTATGGTAAATTTCAAATACTATGAGTGAGTGTGAAGATAAGTTAGCCAAGATTATGGAATCATTTAGGAAAGTTAATGCATCAAGAAATGCTAATGTAAGGATGAATAAGATTATGAGCGACATGATTATTAAGATGCTTATAGATAGCAAAGGATGGCTTAATGAAGACCTGGACACAGATGCGTTAAACATATTAAACAATTATCAAAAAATAAAAGATGGCTTTCAGCAATGATGTGTTAGATTTCAAGAAGTATATATATGATAAGTATGGTAAAGAACTTACTGTACAAGAGAAGAGGAATGCAAGCGGAGAGGTGACAGACGATGATCCAAGGGTTGATAAGTGGGCGACTGCTATAGCTGAGTATTTCAACGTAGACAAGTCTGTGCTATTCTCTAAGGGCAGAAAGAATAACTCATATGAAAAGATATGGTTTAGGTATATGCTCGTTGAAGAAGAGGCAATGACTATGCATAAGATATACAAGATGCTAAATCTAAGACAACATAGTACACTACTACACAGCATAAATACTTGCAAGGATTGGGCTAAAGCTTATCCGGAAGTGTATGCCGGTATAGTTGAATGTGCTAAGAAACATAATCTAATCAAGGAAGGTAATATTAAAATCGTTTACGAATAAAAACTACAACTATGATTATAGGAATTTCGGGTTACGCTAATTCGGGTAAGGATACTGTAGGTACTATGATGCAGTATGCAATGTCAGGCATTGATAGCAAGACTATCCACGAGATACTAAAGCATCCTAATAGCTATATGTATATGCTAGAGGATATGTCAGGATGGGAGGTTAAGAAGTGGGCAGGTAAGTTAAAAGCTGTAGCTAGTGTACTCACTGGCATTAGTGAGAAGATGTTTGAGGATAGAGCGTTTAAGGATGCGTTATTGGGTGATGAGTGGGGTACAGTTGGTACAAACCCTCTCAATAGTATTACGCCATTTGAGGATATACAGTTCAATCAACTCATAACTGTTAGAGAGTTCCTTCAAAAGCTAGGGACTGATGCATTGCGTAATAACCTGCATCCCGATGTGTGGGTTAATGCTCTTATGGCTGAGTATAGAAAGACGGCATTCTCCGGATATGTTGGAGACACTCGTAGGGATATACCACATTCTAATTGGATTATCACTGATACAAGGTTTGTCAATGAGGCTAAGGCTATTAAAGATTATGATGGGTTTGTAGTAAGGGTTCATAGTGATGGATTAGAGCCTGTAAATAATCACGTATCTGAGGTAGAGCTTGACGATTGGAACTTTGATTATGTAATACACAATAACGGTACGCTTGACGACCTTTTTGTTAACGTCACCGAAATGGTAAAAACTCTCATCAAATGAAAATTCTGCACCTCTCCGACACCCATGGATTTCACAAGGACTTACCCGAAAGAGTATTTGAGAACATAGATGTTGTCATCCATTCCGGAGACTGTTCTAATTGGAGGGATCCGGCACGTAACCTAAATGAGGTTCATGACTTTGCTGAATGGTATATGACTGTACCTGTAAAGCATAAGATATACGTTGCAGGTAATCATGATACCTCAATAGAGAAAAGGATGTTCAAGCAGGTTGACTTTGAGAATAGGGGTATTGTGTACTTAGAACACGATAGTGTCATAATTGATGGTGTCAAAATCTTTGGCTCACCCTACACTCCTACGTTTGGAGAATGGGCATTCATGAAGTCTAGGCAGACAATCAATAGGGTGTGGGAGACAATGCCAACAGATATGGATGTGCTAGTCACACACGGGCCTGCGAAGGGAGTGAGAGACCTTACAGAAGAGATGGATGGAGAGCTCAAGCAATGTGGAGATAGTGCCCTAATGAAGTGGATATTCATGTACAAGCCAAAGGCTCATCTGTTTGGGCATATACACGACATGAAGGGGATTAATAATCAAGGATTGTCAAAGTATAGCAAGAGTCCTACTAAGTTCTCTAATGCGTCATGCGTAACAGATGGCAGGTTTGACCTTGGATTAACTTCTCACGGGAACATCATAACAATTGACATATGAGACAAGATGAAAAAGCTATATTCAAATACAACGGAGGACTTGGTGCACTACTATGCTCAAGCTGTAGAGTAATCATGAAGATAGGAAGTAGCTTCACTGATGAAGAAATAATGGCCATCAAAGGGAAGCTAGACATGCCTCCTCAATATTGCAAACAATGTAAAAACAACACAAAAATGAAGAGAGAAACTTTACCAAAATGGGGAGACCTTAACACACTTGAAAGACATAGGTTAGTTGGAGAACTAATAGATGCTATGATTTATAGCGGGGAAGCTGTTATGGAGCTTAAAACAACTGTTGAAAGATTTAAGCTATTGGGATATGTTAGGTCTGTAATTCTTCCTACAAATGATTGTCACCATTGTGACGGAGAGGGTTGTGGATATTGTGTAAATACTGAAAATCTAAATAAATAAACATGACAACACAACAAAAAGCAGCATATTTAGTAGTCAAATACATGTCAAAGGTAGTTAGTCAACGAGTAGCCATTGAATGTGCACTAGTAGCCATTGATGAGGTTATTAAGGTTACTCCTTGGAGCGGAGAGCCTGATACACAAGTTGAAGATGTATCTAAAGAGTTCTACATTAATGTAAAAACTGAAATAGAAAAACTATAAACTATGGCACAACAAACACCTTACGAATGGTATAACCAACAAATGGTTAATAAACAAGAACGTGAACGTATGACAGCAGTAGAATGGTTATGGCATCATTGTAATGTAAGCATAACAAGACCTTCTGATGAAATATTGGAACAAGCCAAAGCAATAGAGAAAGAGCAGATAACATTTGCCTATAATGATGGAGCAGATGCTATAGTTGCAGGCAAGTATAAATCAATGGAGGATTACTATAACGATATGTATCAATCACGTCAGGATAAAACTGACAAATAAACTACAAAACATGGCAACAGCAACACTAACATTCAATCTTGCAGACTTTGATGACAGGGTAGAGCACCTAAGATGCACCAAATCTACAGCTATGGCTATGTTCATATGGAACTTAGTAAACAACTCAAAGAAGTCCCTAAAGTATACCGTAGAGGCTAGACAAATGAAGGATGAAACCTTTGATGCATATGATGCTATAGACCTTGCCTTTGAGAGGATATACGAACTACTTGAAGAGGAGGGAATAAATATTGATGACTTAATTGTATAAATATTTGGTAGATTAGAAAACTGTTATTAGTTTTGTATTGTCAATCCGATTAGATAATTGCAGTATTCAATCGGGTTTGATTTAAGAGAACCCTCTTTTATTAAACCCATACTGCTGCAATCAGTGTGGGTTTTTTATTTGGATTGACTAGCAAGTAGTCGTCTACCCCTCTAAGTTCTGAGTACAAGGAAATATAAATACTTAGCCTTGTAAAAGATTCCTAAGTATCCTGTTAAATGTATAGTGGTGATGGTAACTTCTTAACCCTATACAGCCTACCTATTTGATAACTCAAGTGACGGACTGTTAAGGTCAGGGAAGGAGGTTAATCTCTTTGGGAGGGGAGGTTAACTTCTCTTTTCTGACCTCCTAATTTCAAATCTAAGTTCGGGACTGTATATTATTAACAATTAAATTAATACTTTATGTACATCGTAATTGAAACATTTGATAAAGAATATCCTACAATCTGTACTGACCAAAATGGTTATCCATTAGTATTTACAAGTAAAGATGAGGCTGATGATGAAGCCTATAGCTGTCAACAAGGTATAGTAGTTGAAATATAAACATATGAAGAAGTGTACTAAATGTAAAGTAGAGAAACAATACACTGACTTTGGAAAAGACAATGGTACAAGAACAGGATATGGAAGTTGGTGTAAGAAGTGTAAGGCATTGAACAGTAAAAAGAATAGTGATAATAAAAAGAAAGACAATCTATTGTATGGTTTTTAAAAAAATAATATGAAGCTATTAGAACTGTTTGCAGGTAGTAGGTCAGTAGGTACAGCAGCAGAACAGATGGGGTTTGAAGTATACTCATCTGATATAAATGCATTTAAAGATATTAACTATGTATCAGACATACTACAGTTTGATACAGATAAAGTCCCATTCATACCGGATATCATATGGGCATCACCACCATGCACCTTCTTTTCAGTTGCAAGTATAGGTAAGCATTGGAACATAGACAATACACCTAAGACAGATAATGCTGTTCTTGGAGTTAAGATTGTACAAAAGACAATAGATATCATCAAGCATTACCAACAGCTAAATCAAAACCTCATCTACTTTGTAGAGAATCCAAGAGGTAAACTAAGGAAGCTACCCGTATCAGACTTCTTTGATAAAAGACATACAGTTACGTATTGTCAATACGGAGATACTAGGATGAAGCCAACAGACATATGGACTAATTCAGATAAGTGGTATCCACGGGAGATGTGTAAGAATGGAGATACATGCCATCAGTCAGCACCAAGAGGATCACGGACAGGTACACAAGGTATCAAAGGAGATTACAACAGATCTATGATTCCTAAACAATTATGTTTAGATATATTAAAATCAACACTATAAATACTTAAAATATATTTTGTTATTCCGCAAAATGTTTATATCTTGCGTATAAATAATTCAACCCCGACATCTCATAAACCTTGTACCCATGCACCTGGGTTGGGATAGACATAGTCGGCCTGCTCATCCGGATGGAAGGGGGTACTGTTATAAACGGATAAGGCTGACAGGTGGGAAGCTACTGCCAGAGTGTAGCAAACTTTTTGTTCTAAAACAAAACAATTGTTCTAAAATCAAACAATACGCATGAAGATTATCATCGACTCTTACAACGCAGGCTACGAAGATGCCAAGTGTAATCACGTAAATGACGCACTAAACTTTACTCAAATGTACCTATACTCAAAAGGTATACAGCATTACCCCGTACTAATATCTGACACTAAGGGGATGAAAATTATAAGCCTTGAGTGGCTTGGATACAAGATTGACAAGTACAAGGTAATAGATAAGTGTATGGCTGAGATAGGCGCTATGAAGACACATCCAACAACAAGAGGTATAATTGATATAGTAATATCAATAATAGAGGAGCAACAAGGGGGAGAAGAGAATCCCTTATAGCGACACAGAATGCATTGTTTTATCCCTTTAATTACACATTAAATCAAACCATATGTACATTTACGCAGCAGTAGTTATTTTTCTTATCTCTTGGATACTATACGAGGTATACAACTCACCGATAGACTCTGATGAAGATTATTATTAATTATAAAACAAAACAGCATGGAAGATTACAAACACAAACTAAAGCTAATGGTCGCTGAAGTCTTTGAGGTTGACCAAGAGTTCTACCTACGTGGTAGAGAAAGGAAAAGAGCAGAGATGTACGCAAAGAAAGCATTTGTATCCCTACTTAAAAAGTATATGCTTCACACATTTATGGATGTAGCGAGGTATGTAGGATGTAATGAGCATAGTGGTACACTATACCACATTAATGATGCTGACTTTATGTTAAAGTATGATGACAACTTTACATTCAAGTACAGGATAGTAGAAAAAGAACTGTTAAAAATGATGGAACAATGACAATAGGACAACAGCAATCACTTCATCTTATATACGTAAACATAGCAAACGCATTGATATATGCAGAGGACTTATGTTTAGACAGCACGTTCCCCCCAAATGCCAAGAGTGCTGTTAGGACAATACGTGATAGGTTAAGATGGCTCAAGCAAGCTATAGAAATGAAGACACAAAGATCTACGCTTCAAGCCATTGATACTCTTAGATATGATGAGATACTGCGTGTTGTCTCACTGATTCCAACATCAATGCAGGATGATTTAGAGAAAGTAATCGTTGACTATGTCAACTCTAGAATGGACGAAATTTCACCAAACCCCCAATAATATGTTTACAAGAAGATTTATCAAATTGCCTATCAAAGTTTATGATTTAGACCACAAAGAAATCACCGGAGAAGAGCTGTGTAAAGACACTTACACCATGGTTAACCCATTTACCATATCAAGGTATAGACCTTCTGATGAAAACAATGGCGTGTGCACGCACATAACATTTAAAGATGGAGACTGTATCCTTTCATATATCTCAGTAAGAGAATTTGAAAAGATGGTAAACAAACACAGTGACATAACCAATAACATCCCATGATAATAGAGATTAAAGATATAGTAAAAGTTATACTATTTGCTATATCCATTAACCTTATAATGTACGCACAATTAGCTATATACTTAAAATACAAAAGAAATGAAGCAACTATCCGAACAGCAATTATTATTAATCAAGAAGCCACTACCGAAAGAGGCCGTGACACAGCATCCTACAAGGAGCAACCTATCAACGATTAAGGCTATATACGTAACAGAAAGGTTGAATGATGTATTCGGTGTAGGTGCATGGAAGATTAAGACAGAACTAATTACACCTATCATGGAAAAGACAAAGGTAACAAACGCAGGCAAGGAGAGGACGGAGTACACGGCTGTACTTAAAACAGCTTTTACCATTCCCGACTATGGTATATACTATGAGAGCATAGCTTCATCAGTAAACGATGATCCAGGTGATGCGTGTAAGGGAGCTACAACAGATGCCATTACCAAGATATGTTCTTACATAGGTATAGGTATTGATGTATTCAAAGGACAGCACGATAACGCACTTCAGATGTATGAGAATACGATAGTATCATCATTTGTTGCAAACATTGACAAGTTCACCGACAAGCAATCTCTTACAGATTACGCTAAAGGTTTAGATGACAACATCAAACTTAACCCAGTATTTAGACTAGCAGTATCTAATAAAATAAAACAATTACAATGAGAATAGATTTAGACTTCCTGAAAGAAAGACCATTGTCATACTCCTCAATAAAGGAGTTTGCTAAGTCTCCAAAGCACTATGTGTACTATGTACACAATAGGTCAGCTCCAAGCAAAGCAATGGACCTTGGCACACTGATACATGCACTCCTCATGTACCCACAAAAGACAGCAGAAATGTTTGCTATTTACCCTGATGTTGATAGGAGAACAAAGGTTGGCAAGGAACTGTGGGAAGAGTTCGTAAGCAAGAACGAAGGTAAAACTCTCATCAGCGAAGATGAAATGACTGAAGCTATTGGCATAACAGATAGCATCCTGTCGAATTGGAAGGTTAGGAATACCATCATGGATTGCAATAGTTTCGAGCAAGAGTTCAAGATGGATATAGCAGGCCTACCATTCAGAGGATTTGTTGATGGCGTTAAGGATAATGAGTACATCCTTGAGATTAAGACAATCAATGACGCATCACCTGCTAATGTTACTAGAGAGTTTTACAACAGAAAGTACCACATACAGGCAGGTCTTTATAACCTTGCTCATAATCTTCCCGTTAAGTACTTGATTGTAGAAACTAAGGCTCCATACAACTATATGCTAGTAGATGTGGCAGATCAATACATCAAGAAGGGTCAAGAAGAGCTGTACGACCTAGCTGATAAGTTCGCTACTTGTATAGACTTGGAAGCCTTCAATGCCGGGTATGGATTTATGCAAGAAAGTGAGTTTGTTCTAGACTTACCACAGTGGATAAAATAGTTTTGTAATTGTAAAATATCTTGTATATTCGCAATATATGTGGGGTTTGCACATAGGGAGCAGTTTTAATGTTTTCTGCTCCCACTTTTTAAATATGAGTAGATACGATTACATAAAGATAAGCGACAGTCTTCTTCCGGTAAACGGATTTCAGAGGCATGACTTATCGGGTCTTGAGTTTCAGACAAAAGACCTAGATAGGGAGTTCTTAGACTATGTAATAGACGAAGATGGAAGCCTTTCATATACTGACTACGAGTACGAACTTGTTGAGAAGCCAGATAGCTTCTTTAGGTTCAGCATGAATAGGGTAAATAAGGGTGTAATAAACAGTGACTATACAGGATTCGTTAAGTTTTACGGCAAACCATACGAGATATTCTACATATTCAAAGCTAAGTTTACTAATGGTAAACTTGATACCATAGAGAGAGTATTATGAGCAACACGAAATACATAAATAAAGAGAAGCTTCATCAAAAGTTTCCACAGGTAGCTACTATACTAGATAGTATACACGAGAATAATAGCCAAAACAACTACTGGTTCTTTGTGAACTACGTCGGTAAGTACAAGGGAAAGAACGGAAAGCCTAGAACTGTTTCTATGTCAGCTATAATAGATGTATTGGAACAGCACGGGTATGACGTAGACCTTCTTGTTACTCCAAAAGTCCTAATCAACAAACCATAACAGACAACCCCAGGGCTATCTCGGCCTTGGGGAAATTTACACAATTTTAAACTACACAATATGTCAGAGAAAATCTACTTCAACGGAGTAAATGGAAAGAAAACAATGTACGGAACAAGGATTTCTATTAACGTAGAGAAATTCATTGAGGAACTAAAGAAGTACAAGAACGAAGCAGGATACTGCAACATCAATGTAAACGACAGAAAGTCTCCGGACAAGTATGGTAACAATGTGTATGTAACACTTGATACATGGAAGCCTGATGCTTCTAAGAAGACTTCTCAGCCTGCACATGCAGCAAAGGTTGATGATCTTGACCTCCCATTCTAAGGCTAGACGCACGACGCACACATACAATGCCCCGTTCAGTAAAATGTTCGGGGCAATTTTAACACAACAACATGCATACAGTAACTATATTTGAGAATATAGTATCTATTGACAGCCCTAAGATTGTTAGGATAGAAGCTGTCCTTGATGCTATTAGAAACGGTAGGTACAGGTCAAAGATAGAAGCTATACGCTTATGCGAGAATGAAGACACTAAGCGTTCTTTAAAAGCTAATCTTCCTTGCGTACTATTTACAGGAGAGTTTAACAAGCCAATTACAAAGATTAATGCATCCGGAAAGGAATATGTTTCCTATAGGGATGACAAGAGCATTACTAAGCACAGCGGATTAGTTCCAATTGATATTGATAATGTAGAAGACCTTGATTATGCTGTAAGCGAACTCATCAATGATGATATTATCTATGCGCTATGGAGGTCTTCATCGGGAAAAGGTTTGCATGGTCTAGTTAAAATTGGAGACGGAAACAAACACACCGAACATTACAGGGCTCTTATAAAGAGAATAAAAGGCCTTGACACTACAGCTCAAAATGTGGCAAGAGTATTGTACGTATCTTATGACCCAAACATATACGTAAATACATCGTCGTCAGTATTCTATGATATTGATATTGAGGAAGAAAAGCAACCCTCAAGATTGATGTACGGAGATGGGCATACTGACTATAAGAAGGTTGACATAGCATCTAGGATGATTAGGTCTGCGCCCGATGGAGAAAAGCATCATGCACTCCTTAGAGCCGCTAATCTCCTTGGAGGCTATGTAGCGACAAAGAATATAGAGTATGACATAGCTTTTAATATTCTTTCTCACGAGATTAGGAAGCGCCACATTGATGACCCAAAGCTTGCTGACAAGACAATTGAGGATGGACTTAGGCACGGTATGGCAAGACCTATTTCACAGGTTGAGCAGGAGTTTAAGGAAGCTGTTAGAGAACTTGGTGCAATTGAAGAAGAGTTATCATTCCTTACATCAAACACAAGTGATGATGACTTCATCTACAAGTTTAGGAAGGGCCTCATCCCAATGGGAATGCCACTTGGATACCATGACCTAGACCAACACTTCTTGCTGAAAGAAGGTGAGTTCTATGCGTCTTTAGCACACAGTCATATTGGTAAGACTACTATAAATCTTTGGCTACTATTCCTATCTGCTATCAAGTATGATTGGAACTGGATGGTGTACACCGGAGAGAATAGAGCAGCATCTGTTAAGATGAAGATGATGGAGTTCTTTGTTGGTAAAAAAATAATACACATGGATGATAGAGAGCATGCTGTATCACTTAAATTTGTAGATGAGCATTTCTTCATGCTGTCTACTGATAATCTATATACTTACAAGGATATAATGGACCACTCTAAAGTTATGATGGGATATAAGTCCCTCAAAGGATTGTTCATTGATCCATACAATTCATTGAAGCTAGAACTTACAGCTTCTAAGAATAAGTATAACTATGACTACGAGGCATATGGAGACATGTTAAACTACACCAAGAGGTATAACACAACACTGTTCTTATCCGTTCATACTACTACAGCATCACAACGGGATAGGGATAGTAGCGGTAGCCAAAAGATGCCACACGCATCTGATACTGAAGGTGGTGCTGCTCTATATAATAAGTCAGATAACTTCCTCACACTGCACAGGAAGATTAAAGACCCTAATGAATGGATGTTTACAGAGGTATCCGTAGACAAGGTTAGGAATAGAGAGACTGGAGGCAAGCCCACACCTTACGGGAGTAGTGTTAGATTAAAGATGGTAAACGGAATTGAGTTTGTAGATGATTATGATAACCTTCCTTTTAATAGAGAACAATTACTAACTAAATACAAGATACTATAATATGGGGTACGAATTTATTACAGAGTCTAGAGTGGGTATTATTGCATATGACATATCCATAGAAGATATAGAAGAAAGAAAGGAAAAGGCTATTGTATATCACAGTATCAAGTACGCACAACAAAAGCTTGGTATAACCTTCGGAGTAATCAAGCACGCTGCAGAGAATAGAGGTAGAGTATATAGTCCTAGCTATGAAAAGGAACTAGCAATTAGGTACGCAAAAACAATATAACATGAAACAAGTATTTAACGACCAAAGTCTTCAGTCTGCATTTGAAAGAACAGTTGAGCAGTATGAGATGTTTAGAAAAGTAGTTAATCAAAAAGTTGACTGCTCTGATGCTCCTAGCATTGTAAAACATATGTCAGACCTTACATCCGTTATGGTTATTGGCGTCACTTGTAAGGCTCAGTTCCAGTTCCTCGCCGAAAAGCTTTCATTCCAAAAGATGATGAATCTTAACAACGATGACATGGGAGCAACGGAGAAGAAGATTGTTATAGCATATGAGATAGGCGACTGTTCTTTCTACAATAACATATGTGAAATGGTGATAAAAGAGAGCCACTACAAGATGGAATTGTTGAGGTCTTCGCTATCATTTGCTAAACAAGAAATGAACATGATGTAGATATGAAGCAAATAAAAAAAGTAGAGAAGTACGGGCTCAAGTTTGATTCTAGGCTTGAGCTGTTCTTCTACGAACTGTTAAAGAAGAATGATATAGACTTTGAGTTTCAGGTTCCGTATCAGCTATGCCCATCGTTTAGATATGATGGTAAGGCAGTTCGTCCTATGACACTCACTGTAGACTTTGATCTTACTTCTAGCGGAAGAAATGTAGTGGTGGATACAAAGGGATTCCAAAGGAATGATAACATCCTAAAATGGAAATGGTTCAGATATGTGATGTATACTGAATGGAGAAGCGAACCAAAACTATTTTTCCCCAAAAGTCAAAAAGAATGTTTAGAAGTTGTTGAAATTATAAAGTCTTTGTAATTTAGCAATAACCAAACATATTTTATGTCTGAATCACGAGATACTATACGCATGCGACTGAAGCCAGATGAGGCTCAATTAGTGTACGAGTACAGGGGTAGTAAGGTAAATCATACTGCACTAAATAAAGAGTGTGAAGAGCAGGGTATACCGATTGAAAATGTTAACTATTACTGGTTCAAGAGTGAAAAGTTTAGTATAAATGTAAAGGGTAGTAGTCTTAGTGTTCAGGAGATGATGAATGAGTTTCTTAATTCAATAAAAGAATACTCTCCGTTATATCCATCAATTAATTATGAGCCATCTTCTGATGGCCATTTGTTTGTTATAGACCCTGCTGACATCCATATAGGTAAGCTGTCAAGCATAGTAGAGTCAGGTGATGAATATAACCACGACATAGCTGTTAAAAGAGTTAAGGAAGGAGTGATAGGTTTGGTATCTAAATGCAACTTCAATATAGATAAGATTCTATTTATTGTTGGAAACGACATCCTTCATGTTGACAATGCCAAGAATAGTACAACAGCGGGTACGCATCAAGATACAAGCGCTATGTGGTTTGATAACTTTAAGACAGCTCAAAGGCTTCTTACAGACTGCATAGAGATACTGATTCAGATTGCTCCCGTACACGTACAGTATGATCCGTCTAACCATGATTATACAAATGGATTCTTCTTGGCACAGACAATAGAGGCTTGGTTCAGAAACTGTGAATCAGTTACGTTTAACGTCAGTATATCTCACAGAAAGTATTTTGTATATGGGTCAAATATTATAGGTACAACTCACGGTGATGGAGCTAAAGAAGCAGACTTGCCATTGTTGATGGCTCATGAGGCTAGTGAATCTTGGGGAGAGTGTAAGCATAGATATTTCTATATACACCACATACACCATAAGAAAAGCAAGGACTATATGAGTGTAAATGTTGAAGCTCTTAGGTCTCCTTCAGGAACTGATTCATGGCATCACAGAAATGGATATGTCCATGCCCCTAAAGCTGTTGAGGGATTTGTGCATCATCCTGTACATGGTCAGGTGGCAAGATTAACGCATATATTCTAATTAAAGAATATCTTCTTTAGTTTAAATGGGTCTAGCATATCTATGCCTGCCTCACCTTCTTCATGTATTATATCTCCCAAGTCCATATCCTCCATCATATCAAGGAGATACATTGGGTCTTTGGTTGAGCATAAGAAGATAGCGTTGAAGTATTTCTCTTCTTCGTCATCGGGCATTTTTACTACCATTATCATATAACGAATGTAGGACTATTTCTTGGTAGACTTACCATTTTGTCCGTTGCGTCCCCTATTTGAGGAGCTTGATTCTAAGACCATTTTACCATCTTTAGTGTGGCTTCTATCCTTACCCATCTTAGTCATCTTACCATAGGTTCCGGCTTGTCTATTTGCCTTATTTAATTCTACCCTATTGTCTTTAGCTTCCTTAGATTCATTGTACTTCTTATCATACGCCCTCTTCCTTTGAATAGAAGATGGACTCCAATTTAATTTGTCATAACTAGGGTGCTTACCAGCGTTCTTATTAGCTGCCATTTCTTTTTTCTTTTATCCTCTTCTCTACCCAAGAGTATATCTGTATAGAAAGCCAGGTTAGAGAGAATATGCTGACCACAAAGTTGATCAGTGGATTGATGTCCACAATGTTCAAGTACGCCATCCAGCTAACTATTGTTGATGGGACTCCAAGAAAAGTAATGTCATTGTGTGAGTTCATTCCTGATCATATATATATATTGCAAATATAGTCATACTACGAGCAAATACTTAACAGCGTTTGCAAAGTAACAGAAGGCATAGAGACATTAGACGGCTGGCTTGTCATGACAATGAATCGTTAAATAGTTTGAACTTAGATATTCTGTCGCTCAAACCATGCACCCCGCCATTTACCCTCTTTGTTACAGCCGTTACAACCTCGTCCGTTGCCCCTTTGTCACAAATTGTCCAGAGATTGTTCTTGTCGAAGAACCATGACGCACTCACAAGTGGGTACTTGTCTGATACCAGGTCTGGGTTAGCTACACAATCTTCCCCAATAAAGTTAGAGAAAGCCTTGTAGTTGTCCTTACCGGTCAGCTGGATGTATCCCCTTCCCCTAAACTTGAACCCATCTCCGGACGCTTCGTCCCCATTCCCCATCCTTGACGCATAGACCCTGTTAGCAATCTTCTCTGGATTCCTGGCATACTTGTCGGCCGTTGCTTTGTCCTTGAAGTACTTAGGGAACACCTTAAGTAGGCTGTCAGATGAGTAGTTTAGGTTCTCCTTCAGGAACTTAAAGTTACCTGACTCGTGTGCAGCCTGTGCTAGAAAGTGAGCAAGCCTCAATGGGTTTGTCATGTTAAACTTCTCTATAATGGAAGCAACCTCTCCCATTACTGGGGCAGGAACTTTAGTAGAAAGCTTGGATGCGCTGATCATAAGTTAACTATGTTTAGTATTAACAATAAAACGTATGGTGCAAATATAAAGAATTGATACGTAGACCTGTCCTTTGCCCAACCCTTCTCCCTCGCATCTATTAAAGCCTTGTTGTAGTTGAACTTGTACTGAAGAGAGTCAAGTCTAGATTCCGATTGAACATATTTCTGCTTAATAAGGCTTATAGAATCCATTGAGACATGCTTTTCTACCACAAACCTTGAGACAACAGAGTCGTACTTAAAAGAAATATTCTTTATGCTGTCCCTAAGAGACAGAAAGCTTTCATTCATTTTCTTTCCTTGGCTCATTGTCATCACGACAAACGTGTCACTTCCCAGCCTCCTCAGATGCTGCGAGTATGCTAAACTTGTCACCAATGTTAGAAGTATACTCAGAAATAGTACCCTTGAGTTCATTTATTTGTAGTTCTTTTTGTTTTATAACTCCCTTCAGTTCAGAAACCTCTTCCTTTAGGCTGACTATAGTGTTTTTGGTCTTCTCAATCTTTGTAGATATTGCGTTGTCCGATGCCGTCAAGAAAGACTTCAAGCTGTCAGAACGCAAAGAAGATTCGTCAATAACATTTTCTTTTACAACCTCTGGCTCCTTTACTAGAAGGTATCCTAAAGCTATTGTTGTAAACGCTATGTACAGGTTCTTAATCATTCTGGGATTTGCTTAAGCTTCTTCAGTATTTGAATCTGAGACAAGGCAGCAGCAGAGGTGCTGTCAGACTTCCTAATCTTCTCATTCTGAGTCGCTACAATGTTCCACATCTTCTCCCTCTCAGACTCTCCCCTGTAGTACAGGAAAGACATTCCGCATATACACAGGAACGCAACAGCTGCCACAGGGCTCTTCTTGAACTGCTCAAAGCTTACTATGCTGGTTATTGGGTTTAGTGTAGGACTAGCCTTCTTTCTCGCTACTGCCATCTTCTTTCTTTTTAAATATTGTTTGTGCTGCTGAAATTCCAAGAGATCCAATTGCTACGGCCGTAACACACTCAACAAGAATGGTTGAAGGTGCAATGTGCTCCTCGCTGAAGCTGTTCCATAGCAGTGTGACACACAGGAAAACTGTTGCCATGATCCCTGCAAACCTCTTGCTGCTAATCTTTCCATCTTCTGCAAGCAAACTCCAAATAAAATTCTTTATCATATTAGAATATTTTTACATATATAGACCCACCGTAAACCGGCAGGCCGTTACTTACGCCCAAAGATACGCCATAAATCCTTTCCTGTTTTGTCTTGAGCATCAATCCAACGGTTGGGGTTATAGACGTTCCATATGAAGCTCCTGCACCAAAATAAACCCTGTTCTTGGCAGGCTCCTTTACTATAGTAGTCTTAGTCTCCTTCGGTATCAGCAAGTCCGCTGACCACTTTCTCCCAAATATCTTGTTAAACTGTACAGAATCTTGTACATATATTGACCCGTAGTTTAGCTTAAGTGTGTCAGAATATACGTTCTTTGCGTAGTATAGCTTAACCATGCTGTCTAGCTT